GATATGGATACCCTGTCGCAGGGCGATCCGGTGTTTGAGTTTGCCTCCATCTACAATGCCTATGTGGGATTCTTCGACCTGGACCACGAAAGTACTATGGCTTTCCAGGGATTGCCATATGATGTGACAACTTCTATCTGGAAAAAGATGTTGCCCCTCTACTTTGGAACAACTGATCCTGCTGTTCTTAAGGCTGTAGAGGACAAATCTGCCATCCTGGGATACACCAGACTTATGCGGCGTCTTATCCGCCGTAATGGATTTGATACCGAGGAAGGGCGGAATAATATTGCACATTATAAGAACGAGATAGAGACACGTCTCGATTTTATTGATACACTTATGTTTTAAGGGGAAATAGTATGGAAATTTCAAAGAAAAAAGAAGAGAGTAAACTTACACTGGGACTTTCTGGGCGGCTAGATACACTTACTGCACCACAGCTTGAGGCTGTCATTCAGAATGAGCTTGACGGTGTGACAGACCTGGTGCTTGACCTTAAGGATCTTGTATATGTTTCTTCTGCTGGACTCAGAGTATTCCTCCTTGGTCAGAAGACAATGAACAAAAAAGGCTCCATGACTCTGTGCAACGTGTGTGATGATATCAAAGAAGTACTTACAATAACCGGCTTTGCCGATATTTTCACAATAGAATAAAAACGGAAGCGGAGGGATTCGAACTACTGACTGTCCCTCCGTAAACTTAAAAATATTTACTCGCCAATAAATATATATTGTAAATATATTATAAATATAGATTTTTGAGAACTACCTTTTTACAATATTTATTCTTTTTTTGCATGAAATTTTAATGCTCGTGGTATCAAAGTGGTATCAATCTGGACACAAAAAAACCGCCCTTGCGAGCGGTTATAGAAACAAAAATCAAGGGAGCTCTAAGGCTGTTGATTTGTGATTAAAATATATATTATATGCTCCGGGCTGTCAACTGAAACACAGATGATGAAAAAAAATAAAAAACTATTGACAAAAGAACAGGCAAATTTTATAATTTTGTAAAAGAAACAAAAATTCATTTTCGGCTGACCGAAAAAGGGAGGGAAAATTGGCGGAAAGAAGGATGTTCGCCCGCTCGATTGTTCTAAGCGATGCGTTCCTTGACATGCCTGCAACGGCAAGGTGTCTCTATTTCACTCTGTCCATGTTCGCAGACGATGACGGCTTCGTCGGAAGTCCCAAGGCAATAATCAGACAATGCAATGCCTCGGAGGATGATCTCAAAGTACTATTGACCAAACGCTATGTGCTTCTCTTCAATAGTGGCGTGATTGTCATCAAGCACTGGAGAATCAACAATTATCTGCGGAACGACAGGAAGAATGATACAACATACAAAGAGGAGCTATCCACACTGGCACTTGACCAAAAGGGCGGTTATATAGAGAAGGGGGCAGCTCATCTGCCTCCGGTTCTGGAAGAGGTCAGTAAAGACACTGAATTACAAGCGCCAACCAGTTGCCTACCAAGTGCCAACCAGTTGCCTACCAACTGCCCGCATAGTATAGGTAAGGATAGTATAGTTAAGAATAGTATAGGTAAGAGAGGGGCAGCCCCTCCGCCTCCGACCCGTGAAGAGGTCAGAGCATACGTCGAAGCCATGCACTACTCATTCCCTGCAGATGATTTCTTTGAATACTACGCTTCACAGAACTGGAAGAAGGCAAACGGCCAGCCTTTATGTGACTGGAAGATGGGCTGTTCTCAATGGGAGCGCAAGGAGAAGAAGGCCAAAGGCTTGAAGGATAAGGCCAGGGGAAAAGGGGGTGAGATAGATGTTCGATTCTGAAATGAAATCAAAACCCATATCCTCGCTTCATTTCAATATCAACAAAGTAATATCAGACGAGGAGATGGAGGCGGCAGAACGGCGGGAAAGGGAAGCTATGAAGCTTGCCAGATTCAAGAGGAGCGGTGTTGGTGAGCGGTACTGGAATCTCTCGCTTGAGGATTATAAGACGGAGACACAGGAGTCAAAGGCGGTGTATAACACGGTCTGCGAGTTCATCCGTGACATCAAGACCGGAATCACAAGGTCGCTCTGGCTTACAGGTGCGAGTGGTACTGGCAAGACCATGCTTGCTGCGATGATCATCAAGGAATGCGGCGGGTGTTACCGAAAAAGTTATCAGCTTGTCAATGAGGCAAGGAGGGCGGACAGCTACAATTCCAGCGAGGACAAGAACGGCATGATAAACCGATATGCCGGATACCGGCTTCTGGTGATAGATGAAGTCGGCAAAGATACTGGAAGGGCTGACGAGGAGTGGAATATTCTGTGGCAAATCATAAATGAGAGGTACGAGAATATGCTTCCGATTGTAATAGTAAGCAATCTTGCAAAGAGCGAGCTTGCCGGGTACTTTGGGCAGCATATCGTTGACAGGTTCGTCGAGAACGGTAAGACAGTCGAGTTCACCGGCGAGAGTTACCGGCCGAACCTTCGGACTTTTTGAAGGAGTAGAAAGTGAGTAAAAAACTTGCGACAGAATTGGTGAAGCGGCTCATTGAGCGTGGAGAGATCTTCGCCGCAGAGCTTGTGTGTATTGATTATGACTTGAAAAGGGAGGGGTTCAAGTGGCCAGAGGAGAAGAAGTAAGAAAAGATGACGTGAATCAAATTGCAGTGGAAGGCTGTATCCAGGATCTGGAACGGACAATCAGACAGATGTTCAAGATCCGCAGGGAGTTGAAGCGTGTGCTTGCTAACCCTAACGGCTGGAAGTGGAAGAGCGTCGCATACGCATCCAAACACGTGGGGCTTTCACGGCCTACGCTGTACAATGCAGTGAATGACGGGAAGTTGAGGAGCACTGACGTGCTCGGAAAACTATTTGTCGACCAGAAGCAGCTTGAGGATATGTTCGGCTGCTTAGAGGGTTGAGATGAGGGACTGCCCGGGTACCCTTAAAAATTTCCGGTGTTTTTGTCTAAAAACTATTGACCAAAATGCCGATATAATGCTATGATGGCATCAGAAACAAAAATCATTTTCGGTCAACCGAAAAAAGGAGCAAACAATGAATGTATGGGAAAAATTGAATCTTGCCCGTATCAAGATGATGCAGCAGGGCATCAAAGAGACAGGCAAGGGGGCTGTTGGAAACACCTTTTTTGAGCTGGAAGAAATTCTGCCGGCCAGCAACAGGATCTGTGCAGAGATCAAAGCAACTATTTACTGTATCTTCTCAAACGAAAAGGGCATCCTATTCTTTGTGGACTGCGAGAAGCCGGAAGATATGATTATTTTTGAGCTTCCTATGAGGAGCGCAAAACTCCCAAACTGCCATGATGTCCAGAACCTGGGTGCGGCTCAAACTTATCTCAAGCGGTACCTTTATTGCAACTGTTACGAACTTTCCGAAAAGGAGATTCTTGACAAGGGCATGTTGCCACCAGCCATAGACACTGACGGGCTCACCGAGGAAGAGAAGAAGCTGGAGAAGCTCTTGAGGGACAATGAGCAGGTTCTCGGAAAAGGTAAGATTGGCAGCCCTTATGCGACAGCTATGCAGGTGCTGGTAGATGGCGGCGACGTCCAGGCTATGATAGATAGAACCGAGGACTACCTCAAGAGGAAGAAGGAGGCGAAGCATGAGCCGGAACGGAAAGATGCCTGACCTCATGTCAAAGGTGATGCTGGTTGTGTGCCTCACTGTAATGGTGCTGGTGTGCGGATATAAGATGGGATACAAGGCCGGGGTAAAGGCGGAAACCGACAAGCCCCGGTATGAGATCGGTTACAGGTGGAACGCCGAGACCGGCTGGTATGACAAGCTGGACTGGGTTCCTATGAATAAAAACTATTGATAAAGGAGTGTAATATGACTATAACAAATAAACTTGGTCTGCCCGAGGGGTTCGTCCGGGCATGCGAGACAAGCCAGCACAACGAGCCGGGGAGCCTTTCGGCAACAACCCTGCTCAAGGGTATAAAGGAAATCGTCCTCACCAAACGGCACTGGGAGGAGCTTGAAGATGACGTGGCAAACAGAGTGTGGGCTATATGGGGAAGTGCGGTTCACGCAATCCTGGAGATAGAGACCCCGGACACCTTCGTGGAGGAGAGTGTATCTGCCGACGTGAACGGAATCAAAGTCACCGGGCGGATGGACTGTTACGACCCGAAGAATGAAATCCTCTACGATTACAAGACCGCAAGCGTGTGGAAGGTAATGTACCGGGAGTTCGATGACTGGAAGAAGCAGGGGCTTATCTACGCATGGCTTCTCAAACAGAGCGGATTCGGTGTCAAGAAGTGCAGATTTATTGCGATGCTCAAAGACCACAGCAAGAGCAAGGCCAAATATGACAAGACCTACCCACAGGCGCCTACCTTTGTATATGAGTTCGATGTGACAGAAAAGGATCTGGCCGAGATTGGAGAGTTCATCCAGAACAAGGTGGGTTTTTACAAGCTCTATGACCTGGCGGAAGATGACGCAATCCCTCCATGCACAGAGGCCGAGCGGTGGGCAAAGCCTACAACCTGGGCGGTGATGAAGCCGGGAAGAAAGGCTGCTGTCCGGCTCTGCGACACAAAGGCTGACGCCGAGAACATGGCAAGCCTGACGCCTGGGCTTTATGTGGAGGAGCGAAAGGGTACCGACGGCAAATGCCCCGAGTACTGTTCATGCTGCGAGTTCTGCCATTACTGGAAGAGCAAATACGGAAGCATAGCGTAAGGAGACAACCATGAGTGATATTAACGGCGTATTCATAGGCGGACGGATAACATCCGACAGCGCATATTCTGTGACAACAGGAGGAACCGGAGTCGTAAAGTTCTGCATCGCCACCAACAGGGCGGTGAAACAGCAGGACGGGCAGTGGGTCGAGCTTGTGAGCTACTTCAACTGTGTGTTCTTCGGTAAGGGTGCGGAGAATCTCTCCCGGTATCTCCTCAAGGGCAAAGGGGTGTCAATCAAAGGCACTCTCCGGCAGGACAGATGGGAGAAGGACGGGAAGCATTTCAGCAAGGTCTATATCGTGGTTGACGAGATCCACCTGGAGAACAGCGGACAGAGCTCCGCATCTGCGGGATCTTCTCCGGCTCCAGCCCCTGTACGTTCACAGGCGCAGCTTGAGGCGGATGCAGAGCACTTTGTGGACGATGGAATCCCGTTCTGATGGGGGAGCAATGAGACAACGGATGCCGGACCGGGAGGTCAAGGAGCGCATGGATTACGCCCGGAGCACGGGGTGGGACTATGGGCTATGTGCCAAGCAGTGGGGAATAACCCGTGGTGGTGTGATTATGTTCCTCAATAAGCAGCAGGAGTACCGCAACAGGCTGGCACCTCCGTCAGAGTTCCAGCAGGACGAAGGGGGCAAGCCGGTCTATGAGAACCAGCCGCTCTTCGACCTGCAGGTTCTGACCAAGGAGGAGTGGTGCAAGAAATGGGATGTCCCACTGTGGGACTACGAAAAGCACCTGCGGAAATATGAGAGGCAGTGTGGCGAGAAGCTGGCGACCCCAGAGCGACGGGAACAGTGGATGCGTGAATACTGGGCTAATTTGGGCTGAAAGCCGGGAGGGAAGATGAAGCTCCAGAAAATAAAAATGATTGTAATGTCATGTCTGACAAGCAAGCCGGTCACAAGAAACTCTGACCGGATCCTGTATAACGAGGTATGCACCGGGCTGGGATTCGACACCAGGTCAATGAGTGCGTGGGATATGCTGCATAATCCTAAGATGCCGAGCACCGAGAGCGTGCGGAGGGCAAGGCAGAAGATACAGGCCGAGTTCCCGGAGCTTCGGGCGTGCGAGCCAGTGGAGAACATGAGGATGCAGCTTGAGAGCGAGTATCGTGAGTTTGCTGTAAGCGGTTGACGGGAGGAGGGAGAGCAATGAATGATCTGAACTCCGTTATAATAACCGGACGGGCTGTTACGGACTGGCCTAAAGGCAATTACATGCTTGTGGTTGTTCACAAGTGCTGGAAAGAAAATGGGAAGATGCAGGCGAAGAACATAGCTGTTCCGGTTCTTATCAAGGGAGAGAATCTGATGAAAACGGCCAAAAACATTAAGGATGGAACCCAGGTGCGGGTTGTCGGGAAGCTTGATTTTGACGAGTTTTTTCTGTTCCTTGATGCCGAACATCTGGAGGTCAAGCTATGACTAAATCAGAGAAGGAGGTAAGGGCATGAAGATTCTGGTCAAGCATCGGGGCGGCCTTTCATTTGATTACCCTGTCGGCTCTGTGGGCGAGCGGCTGGACAAGCTGCTGGCGAAGTGCGACACCTCCGCCGACGGCTATGTGGTGCTGGATATATCTTTCCCATACCGCCAGAGGACAACAGGGGAGCGGTCACAGAACAACCTGCTTCACTTCCTCATTGCCGAGATAGCCAAGGCGACAGGCAACGACATTACAGATGTGAAAGATGGAATCAAGGAGCGGGCAATCAAGAGGGGCTATCCGTACCATGTGAACCGGCTGACCAATGCAATCAAGCCGTACTCGACTACAATGATTGACACGGTGCAGTGCTCCATGTTGATAGAGGAGTGTTACCAGCTCATATCGGAGTACGGAATAATCCTTCCGCCTAATCCATACGACGGGGAGGTTGCTGAATGACCGGACGGCAGAAGGAACAGAGGATAAATGCCGGGTGTGACGGAATATGCCCGGTTTGTGGCGGACATATCGACAGGTACGGGACAAGACAGTTTGCACACAAGATAGCGGATACTGTGACGAACAGGAGGAAGTGGGGCTGGATGATAATTGACCATCCGCTCAACGGTCAGTATGTGTGCTCCCTGAAATGCAACGACGCCTGCAACATCGGATTCAATCCGGGGGCGATTCTGGACTTGATAGCGGAGATCGTGGAGTATGAAAGACGCAGAGGGTGAATATATCCGGTGCAGGGTGACCGGAAAGGTATGCTATACCCAGAAGGAGGCAGCGAGTGTGATAGCGGTAAGTCGGGGCGGTCACCGGAGCAGGCACTATTACAACCGGGGGAACCATATCCCCAAGCGGATGTACTTCTGCCGACACTGCCAGCGATACCACCTTACCAGCAGGAAGAAACCGAAGAAATGTTACAAGGACATCAATTCTTTTTCAGAAAACTATTGACAAAATTATTTTAAAATAGTAAACTGGTTCCAGAAACAAAAATCAATTTTCGGTTGACCGAAAAAAAGGAGCGTTGTATGTTTACAAAGATCAAATGGCATGATCTTACACAGAACCCAGAAGACAGACCAAAGAGAACCGGTGACGATTTCCTCTGTATAACAGAAACAGGGCACCTCCATGTCCTTACTTATTACGATGGGTTCAACTGTTTACCAAACAGCAAGGAGCACGAGATCCGTGTGTTTATGTGGGCTGACCTCAAGAACACCCGCAGTCGTTTACTCACTGGCAATGTACTCGCAGCGGTACAGGAGGCCATGGCATGACCAGACTTTTGGTTAATATCAGCGACGAGCATATTGATTGCCTCCGTGACGTTGCCCGGCAGCATAACCTTGCCACTTGTGAGGTTTCTCGGGAAATAATTGAGGGTTTTCTGGACGAGCTTATCGTTCCGGTGATGATTGTCGAGCCGTCGGTGGAAGGAAAGGCTTGCGCCAACTGTGGCAAGCTGTTCATGGGTATAAAAGTGGTTCCTGGAAAAGTCACAGGGGATGTTGCAGAGCCAAAGTGTCAGGAAGGCCGTCCCCTTGGGTATGCTCTTGAGCTTACCAAGTGCCCGCTATGGATTCCGGGGGCGAAGAAATGAGTTACAAAGACAACAAACTTCTGGAGAAGGGCACCTATAAAGGAGTCCCTTTCTATATCATCGAGACAAGTATGGGCTGGCCTTGTTCTTATATTGATGTGAGCAAGGTTGATGGTTTTGAATTTGACTTGAGCTGTGACAATAACGAGATCTGTTGTCATGGTGGCTGCACCTATGCAGATTATAAATTGAAAGTCGGCGATGAGGTTTTCTTTGGTAACATAGTGGGCTGGGATTATGCCCATTGGGGCGACTGGGTGCCTTATTTGAAAGACAGCAGTGGTCACAAATGGACACTCGACGAGCTTAGAGCCGAAGTAATTGAGGTTATTGACGACCTGCTGGAAAGGGAGGCGTAAGCTATGGCTTCCCGGAAATTACAGATTGTCGACATGTTCTGCGGCGGTGGCGGTGAATCCACTGGGCTGGTACAGGCCGCCGCTTCTGCAGGATATGACGTCGACCTCATGGCGATAAACCATTGGGAGCGTGCGATAGAGACACATGCCGCCAATTATCCGGCAGCGGAGCATATCTGCGAGAGCGTGGAGCATCTTGATCCGACAAAGGTGGTGCCGGGCGGTAAGCTTGACCTGCTATGGGCTTCCCCGGAGTGCACCCACCACAGCAACGCAAGGGGTGGACGTCCCCGGAGCGACCAGTCACGGGCGACCGCATGGGAGATCCTCAAATGGCTTGGGGAGCTCTATGTGGAGCGGGTGATAATTGAGAACGTGCCGGAGTTCACCACATGGGGAGCCCTGGATGAGAACGGCAGGCCGATAGAGCGGGAGAAGGGCAAGACCTTCCGTGCATTCATACAGGGGCTTAGGTCGCTGGGGTACAGCGTGGACTGGAAGGTGCTCTGTGCTGCTGACTACGGGGAGGCTACAACCAGAAGGAGGCTGTTCATCCAGGCAGTCAAGGGGCGGAAGCGGATTCTGTGGCCGGAGTTCACCAACATGGAGGCGGAGGACAATGTATTCCATCTGCCGAAATGGAGGGCGGCCGCCGAGATCATTGACTGGTCTATCCCCTGTGTGCCGATTTCAGAACGGTCAAAACCGCTGGCACCTGCGACCCTGCGGCGCATTGAGTACGGAATAAAGAAGTACTGGGGCGACCATGCGGAGCCGTTCCTGGCTATACTGCGTGGCACAAGCAAAGTTGCGAGCCTGGACAAGCCTCTCTCCACCATATCAACAACAGGAGCACATCATTCTCTGATAGTTCCATTCTTGGCAAGGTACAACGGTGGCGACGGACGGGTTCACCCGGTAACAGACCCGGTGCCCACTCTGGATACATCCAACCGCTACGGGCTTGTCGCTCCCTTCTGCATGGCAATAGGGCAGACCTCTGCAAGAGACAGGAGCCGGAGTCTGGCAGAGCCGCTTTCAACCATCTGCACAAAGCAGGAGCACTGTCTTGTAAGTCCGCTTCTCCTCGGGCAGCAGTCCGGAGCTAAAGGCAGACCGATAGACAAGCCGTGCCCTACCATTGCCACAGCCGGGGCAATAAGCCTGCTTACTCCGTTTGTGACCGAGTACTACGGCAACGGCAAGGCGAGAAGCGTGAGAGAGCCCCTTCCGACAGTGACCACCAAGGACAGATTCGGGGTGACAGTTCCGGGCGTGTTCGACATCGGCTTCCGGATGCTCCAGCCTTCCGAGCTGGCAGCTGCGACAGGATTCCCTGCCGGGTACAAGTTCACAGGGACAAAATGCGAGGTCGTGAAGCAGATAGGCAATGCCGTACCACCGGGATTCGCAAGAGCTATGCTCGGCAAGATCCTGGAGGGTGCTGTATGACACAGTATTGCCGGTATTGTGTTCATTTTGTCACAGGCAACGGAAACTGGTGCTCTGAATTTCAAAATTCACCGAGCGACGAGTTTGCCAAGCGACCGAACCATTGCAGGCGGTTTAAGTTCTGCAAGCTGGATGCGTTCGACCCCGACAGGATATATAAGCCGAGGGTGCCGAAGAAGCAGGAACCAGAACCGGAGCCGAAGTATGTTGGTGATTTATTCGGAGGACAGGGATGAAGCTGGTGTTGGATGCGACTTGTGGTTCTAAGATGATTTGGTTTAATGCTGAAAACCCGTTGGCTCTTTTCGTCGACAACAGGGAAGTTGATAACAGAAAGATATATGACGGCAAGGACGGCAAACGGTATTTGACAGTAAAGCCGGATGTGGTTGCTGATTTTAAGCATCTGCCGTTTGAATCCGAGAGTTTCTACCTTGTCGTATTTGACCCTCCGCACCTTATAAGCGGAGGTGATAATGGCTGGCAGGTGCAGAAATACGGGCGACTACCCAAGAATTGGGAAGCCGAGCTGCGGGCAGGATTTGCGGAGTGCATGAGGGTGCTGAAAACGTTTGGGACACTTGTCTTCAAATGGAGTGAAGTGCAGATTCCCGTATCTAAGGTCATAGAAACGGTCGGGGGGGGGGAGTACTTTCCTCTGTTCGGTAATAAATGCGGGAAGCAGGGAAAGACACATTGGCTGTGTTACATAAAGGAGCGGTGATGTCGACAAGCGTTGTTTACAACATGGACTGTATGGAATATATGCGGACTCTGCCGAACAAGGCATTTGACCTTGCTATAGTAGATCCGCCGTATGGAGGCGGATCGAGAGAGAGAGAGAGAGAGAGAGAGAGAGAGAATTGTGCGGCGGCGGAGCAAGCTGGGAGCATAAGTCAAGGTCGAGGTTCGGAGGCAGGTTTAACAAGTACCATATTGGTAGCAAGGACGGGCGGAACATGGGCGGCAAAGTACAGCCACCAAGGGGGTGCCTTTAACAAGGAGCAAGGTGACATTCGGCATTGGGATATAGCACCGCCAAAGGAATATCTTCAGGAACTGGCAAGAGTAAGCATTAACCAGATTATCTGGGGGGCTAACTACTTCAATATGCCGCCGACCCGTTGTTTTGTGATATGGAGAAAGCTGACCATAAGCGAGAACTTCTCTATGGCTATGGCAGAATATGCGTGGACTTCATTCAACGGTAACGCAAAGGTGTTTGAGTGTACTCCACAAGGGACACAGGCAGAGCCGAGAATCCACCCTACACAGAAACCTGTAGCCCTGTATAAGTGGCTGTTGGCTAAATTTGCCAAACCGGGGGACAAGATATTGGACACCCACGTAGGGAGCGGAAGCAGCAGAATAGCCTGCGACGAGATGGGCTTTGAGTTCGTGGGGTGCGAGATAGACAAGGTGTACTGGGAGTTGCAGGAGAAGCGGTACTCCGAGTGGAAGAAGGGAGCCGGAAGCCAGCTCCAGTTTGATTTTGAATAAGTCGGTTTTTCCGACAGGTTGAGTTGTTCGGAATTTCCGAACAGTTGGAGAGCGTAAGTCTGTAAGAAAAAAATATCAATTGCGTGACCTCACGAAAATGATTGATAAGGAGTAAGAGTGGAGAAGAAAAATGGGACTGACAATGAGATGCAATGATATGGAATTAACAATGGGGTATATCCATTTTAAGTTGTTAAGGGACAAAATTGCTGAAAAAGTAGGGGAGGAATATTTTAAGTTGTATACCGAGCCTTATGAAACAAATGCGTGGCTTTTTGTTGGTGAGAAAAGAAAGGCATATTTTGATGACAATGCAAAACGTCAGCTTGCATTAAATAAGAGGCTTAAAGTTCCGAAGTTGTTTCAATGGTTTATGTGGGCTTGTGATTTGGAAGGCAAGTGTACATCAAGACAATCTGCAATTGTTTTAAGGTATGCCGAAAAGATTCAAGGTAATGATTTGAACATAAGACTTGGGTATGTGTACGATGAAGCAGCGACTGTTAAATATTTTATTGAAATGTTGAAGGAATCTGTTAAAACAAAAACTGCAATTACATGGAATTAATAGGAGGAAGCATGACAGAGAAGCTGAAACCCTGTCCATTCTGTGGTGGCGAGGCCCTGCTGAAAGATGACCTTGAATATTTTGGAGCAAAGGTAATTTGCCTTGAATGTGGTGCAACTAAAGTGCTTTATGACTTCAGCAAAGAAAATTCAATCAAGGGTGTGATTAAAGAATGGAACAGGAGAGCAGAATGAATGTTGTTGGATTTGTGGATGCTGTCCGCAGAATGAGGGCGGCACAGAAGCAATACTTCAAGACTAAAGACTATGCTTCACTATGCGAGGCAAAGAAACTGGAAGCAGAAGTTGACAAGCTGCTGAAAAGCGTAGAGCCAGACGAGCAGCTAAAGCTGGATTTTTAGGAGGTAACAGGTGAGCCTGCAGGAGGTAATAAATTTGGTGTTTAACGGCTTCTTTTGTATGATTGTCGGAATCTGCGGATATTACTTGGGCAAGAATGAGGCTTACACGTTTATGGATGATGTCTTCAAAGAGCTGTTGGGTGTTTTAATCAGCCAAAAGAAACAGCCGGAGCGGAGACAGCGTTGCATGATGTGTAAGCGTCCTTTTATATCCAAGGAGGATGCACAGAATCCTGATCTTGCCCATTGTAATGTGTGCGTAAGATGCGAGGGCATGTCAGATATATGCGAGGATTGTGCTGTCTGGTGTGAACAGTACAGGTCAAAGACTTTTATGGAGAATTTAGATAGAGAAAGGAGAAATAAATGAAATTTGACAAAAGTAGAGTATTCACAGCGGTAAACGCAAATGAGCTGAAACCAGGTGACAAGGTGATAGTGAGTGACACAATGTCTATGCTTACACTTTTAGTTAGAGAAACCACAGACAGCATGGAATTGGCAACACTTAAAAAGGTGCATTTAGATAATGAAGTGGCAAGATTTGAAACATCAACAGGAAACTGGTGTCTTGCCTACCTTGTGGAGAGGAAGGAGAACTGCACTAACTGTGATTGTTGTGTCTGTGCTGAACGGAACTGGGCAACTGATTTAGGGAATGAACGCATATATTGCTGCCCGAGATACAAGCCAAAGACCGAGAAGAAGCCAGATTGCCCTACCTGTAAGAATAGGGAGGAGTGCGACATTGTATTAGGCAAGAACAGTGACAGAACTGGTTGCGAGGAATGGGAAGCCGAGAAGCACTACCGACCATTCGCTAATACAGACGAACTGGTAAAGGTGTGGAATGCGAAGATAGGTATGCCACGGTGTCTGCAAACTGATGGTGCTTTGACAAAGCCATATATTTGGGTGCAGAGACTGGATAAATCAACTGGTGTATCTCAACATCTGATTACGAGCCTGAATGTTCCAATTTTAAAGAATGAGCTATGGACTAATGGTGTCTCTGTTGAAGGTACATCTATTACCCTTGAAGCATTATTTAGATGTTATGAATTTCTTGACGGCTCGCCATGCGGTGTAGAGGTCAAAGAATGAGGGAGATACTTTTCCGAGGCAAGGATAAAGAAAGTGGGGAATGGGTATTTGGCAATTATGTCCATCTTACAGATATTGAAGGGAAAGCAGCAGACCAACACCGCATATACAAGAGGATTTCGGAAACGGAATTAGCAGGATTAGAGGGATGTGGCAGGATATTTTATCCCGATTATCACATAGTAGATCCAGAAACTGTCGGACAGTTTACAGGCTTAGAGGATAAGAACGGAAAGGAAATATTTGAGGGTGACATTCTTACTTGCACCATTCTAAAAAAAAGGGTTGAGACAGGTGTTGTTGGCTTTAAGTGGAGTAGCTATGTTTTGTCGCCTCAAGGTTATTGCCTTGTTAATGTTTCGGGTGTTCATGGAGAGATTGTCGGCAACATCTACGACAACAAGGAGCTGTGTAAAAAGCAATGAAAGCGTGGATTTTTCAAAATGATGAAGGGTTCGGCTTTGTCATATTCGCCGAAACCAGAAACGAAGCCCGGCTGTATGTTCTGAATCAGGACTATGCCGACGGCTATGAGTACATAGAGGTCAAGGTAAGACGCTGGAAAGAGGCCGACAAATATTGGAACGGTAAGGATTGGGAGATGGACTGGGACAACCCGGAACACCGCAGATTCTTATGCGAGCGTGGCTGGACGTGCATCGAGGATTACGAGGATGATTGCGAAACCTGTGCAGGCAGGGAGTTCTGTTACAGGTGGCAGAAAAATAACCAAGGAGGAGAAAATGCCAGATTGGAAGTATCCAGAGAGGGGTGAATACCCACAGGAAAGGGACATGAATGTGTCCGACAGATGCGTTATTGCAGAGGTTGGTTGTCCATATGTGCAGGTGGGCTACTATGACTTTGGTTTGCAACAGTGGTTCAAGGACGGGTTTTCTTATCCCGTGCCTGTGTACGCATGGCACTATGACAAGCCGCCGAGGGTAGAAGCGTGAGGATAGGCCAGTGGGAGGATTTAGGAACTTTACCTAATTATCCTCATGATGGAATCAACTGTTACCACAGTTATCGGTGCATATTCTGTGGCTGCCTGCATAGGGTTAAGGTTTGCGATGACGGTAAAGCGTTAGCCGCCAACTTTTGCCCTAACTGTGGGCAGGATATGAGGGAGAAAAAATAAGGGATTCATTACGGAGGAATGGAATGCCAAAAGTCATTGATAGAGACAGAGCCGGGTTTGGCTTAAAGAACATGGATTTACAGAGGAGTCTCGATGAGCAAACAATATCCAGATGACCTTAAACCTTGCCCTTTTTGTGGTGAAAAAGTATACGAGGATAGTTGCGACAGACTGATACAGATAGGGTGTGATAAATGTGATTATCACATGCACTTCCCCGGTTTGGTACAGTCTGAAATCAAGACACCTGTGGTTGCGAGTTATTACAAAGGAGAGCCAGCAGAATGGTATGACAAAGATGCTCACGAAAAAGCTCATAAAAAGTGGAACAGGAGAGTAAATAATGAGTTGTCAATTTGACTTAGAATCGCTGGGACAGCTTCGTGAAGATTGTTTTAATCCGACGAACCTTATGGAACGAGAGATACCTGTTAAAGATTTGAAGCCATGCCCTTTTTGCGGCAAGCAGGTCAAGATGGATATTAATGCTTGGGGAGACAGTTACACGGCGTCCGTTCATTGTAAGAACTGCGGTGCGACACAATCTTGTTATACCGATAAGAGTATAAATAAGGCAAAACTAAGGGCTGTCGTTGCGTGGAACAGGAGGAGTTATGCCTGATAAATTGAAACCCTGCAAGTGCGGAGCAATGCCTTGGGTGAGAAAGAGTAAATCTTATAGTTACGAAGAACTGATGAGAAAAGAGAATGTTAAGGGACATTTTATGTGGTGGGTTGATTGCTTGAGTTGTGGTAGATTGCTAAGCAATAGATATAACAGTAAAGCCGAGGCTATTGAAGCGTGGAATAAGGATGTGAGCAATTTATGAAAATAAATACACAACTTCGTGATTTGATATTTAGGATTTTGTTCAAGCGGCAGGAAGATAAGAGCTCGTTTTATATCAAGGCAGGGGCAATATGGGTATTCGTTGATTGCGGACGGATAGATGGGGCTATTGGAATCAAGGATGACAAGACCGAATGGGTTGGAGGCAGAGTGGCTGCAGCTAATAGACTGGCGATTATGAACGTGGATATAGACAGCTTAATAGAGGCTGGAAAAGAGGATAATTTTGACTCTTACAATAAAATATCGAGGTTGAAAAGCTTGATGGTGTCCAGGGCATCGGTTGAGCAGAATAGGAGGATATAATGTTTTCGGAAAAGACAGAAACATTGATCAAGCAGGCTGTTGATGCAGAGTTTGATAACGCAAAAAAGAATTGGGGCGATTCGTATCACTCCGAGCACGAAGCCTACGCTGTGTTGCTTGAGGAAGTGGAAGAGGTGAAGAGGGAGTATAAGAACCTCAAGCGGATATTGAAGCATATCTGGGCAATGACAAAAGGAACAGAGGGGAAAGACCGGAGAATGATTGAGGGTATGGTGGCAGTGGCTACAAATCTTGCGAAGGAGGCGTGCCAGGTTGCGGCGGTCTGCCGGAAGATAGAGGGAAGCCGTAAGACGCTGGGAGATGTGCGATGAGCGATATAGGAGTAAGTATGGACAAAGACAAGAAAGGGTTTGCGATGGTAATCAGGGTGAGGGTGAGCGAGAACTCAAAGCGAAAGCTGGTGGAGGAATCAAGCAGGACTGGAAAGCCTGTCCGGGAGATAGCGGAGGTTCTGCTTGAGGAGCTCTGCAGTGGGAGGATTCTTGCGTCAATGAAACGGGAGATCTCCAAGATGCGGTGCTGTGGAAACTGCAAGCACAGGGGAGAAGAGGAACGTTGCGGTAAATGCGAGGGTGTGAAGCTTGAGGGCTGGGAGCTCAACGAGAGCCTCCTGGGGCGCAAGGAAAAGTAATTGTTGCCTTTGTAATAGTTTTATGTTAAGATTGAGATGGAGTGACGTATGGGAACAAGGTGGAGCAGTATAGACTGGCTGCACGTGACAATATGGGCGAAGGACAGCGAGTGGGAACGCCTTAAATATCTTTCCGCCGCCAGCGAGAGCCTTTCAAGCTGGCTTGTGGACACGGTGCTTGACTTCAAGGGCACACCTGTGAAGCGGAAGAAGATAAGGGGTGAGGTCGGCAAGGTTCGGCCGCTCTGTGTCGATGCGGCGAAGTGGAGAATAATCAAGGACAGGGCGGATATTGCGGGCTTAAAAATAAGCCAGTATGTGCTTGCCTGCTGTCTTGACCAATAATTTCGGTTGACCGAACAAGGAGGAGCAAAGCTCAGTAAGCCACGAAAATGCGACTTATGTAAGGTTTAAGGGTGTATGGAAGTTCTGCCGTGACGTGATAAGCGGCAGCGATGCTGTCAAGAGCCATGCCATGGACTATATCCCCATGGGAAAGATAGACCCGGTGGAGTACAAGGCCATGATCCAGCGGGGAGAGTTCTTCCCTGCGACAAGCAGGACAGCAGAAGGCATACACGGGCTGATTTTCTCAAAGAAGCCCGGGACAAGCGGGCTGGACAAGATGGACGCCTACCTTGCCAATATAGACGGCAAGGGAAGCACTCTCTTCAAATTTCTTTCAGATTCAACATGGGAACTCATGCAGGTAGGCTGGGGCGGTATCCTTGTCGATGCACCGGACACAAGCGGCGGTTCGCAGCTTGATGCGGAGAAACAGGAGAAGCTTCCGTACTGTGCTTATTACAAGGCCGAGGACATCATCAACGTGAAGACCAAGCTTGTTGGACGGAAGAAGGTGCTGACCATGGTTGTGCTCCGGGAGTTCACACAGAAGGAGACCGAGGACAGGTTCATAGAAGAAACCGAGGAGAGATACAGGGTGCTGGAGCTTGACGAGCGAGGCGAGTATCATAACAGCCTGTGTGACAAGGACGGGTCAGTCCTTTCCGACATATACCCAAAGAAGGCTGGACAGAATCTTGATTATATTCCTTTCTTTTTCAAGGATTTTGAACCGCAGAAGCCTATGTTCAAGGATCTGGCCGATGTGAATATCGGGCATTTCCGGCTCTCGGTAGACCACAGGAACGGGCTTCACTGGACAGCCGTGCCTACACCCTATGTGCTGGGATATGTCCCGGAGAAGAAGCTTGTCAAGAAAGCTGATGGTTCTTTGGAGGAGAAGGCGCAGGATCCGGTTGTGCTCGGCGGCAGCAAAGTCATGTACTTCCCGCAGGGAACAACAGCATTCAATTATCTTGAGTTCTCCGGCAGTGGACTTTCGCAGATAGTGACAGCCATGGACGGGGCGGAGGAGAGGATGGCGATTCTCGGTGCCCGGATAATTTCTGCGGAGAAGAAGGGCGTGGAGTCTGCGGAGACCGCAAGGATACACAGGGCAGGTGAGAACTCTGTCGTCGCCGCTTTCGCAAATGAGTGCTCCGATTTCTTCTCCCGGGCGCTGACAGAGTACATCGGCTGGTGTAACAACGGCGTGCTCCCAGAAGAGGGAATCCGTGTCGACCTGAACACAGACTTTGACCTTGCCAAGATGGACAGTTCCGAGCTTGCGGCTCTCATATCCTGCTGGCAGGACGGAGGAATATCCAAGAAGGTGCTTTTCGACAACCTCAAGGAAGGCGAGATAATCCCGGCTGACAAGACATTCGAGGAGATGGAGCAGGAGATCCAGGAGGAGATTCCTAAGATATGATAAGCCAGTTTGACAGCAGACAGCTTGTCCACCAGCTTGCCCTTGAGCGGAAGATGAACGGCATAATCAGGCAGTGCATTGCCGATATGGACAATGCGGATGGGCTGATTGCCGAGTTCATACAGAAGTCCGAGGGGGTATATACCAAGAAGCGGTACGGCCAGATACGCTCTTTCATCAAGGAGCGTGCCGGGGAGCTGGGAAAGGCTGTCAAGGCCGACACCTCGCAGGAGGAGTTCATAAAGTACGAGCTGGAGGAGCAACAGAACCTCTGGAACAAGCAGCTTGCGGGAAGCGGACTGAACATGAAGTTCCCGACGCTGCAGCAGGCGGTCACCACTGCTACCTTCGGCCAGTACACAGCCTCAAGCAACTTTGCAAACTACCTCGACAGTCTGGCTGACCAGTACTTCAACGTCTGGGACAGCAACGTCCGGGGCGGGTATCTCTCGGGAATCACCACCAAGGAGATAGTGCGGAAGGTGCTGGGGAAGGGTGCCTCATCGGCAAAGGTGAGGGAGCACGGGGCGATGCACGCACTCCGTGTGTCCGTAGAGAGGAACACCCGCACGGCACTGCAGGCGATGGCCTGTGAGACAAGGAAGCTGATATACGAGAAGAACGAGGAGCTCTTCGACGGGTATAAGTGGCTTTCCACACTCGACCTTAGAACCTGCAAAGACTGTGGCTCCCTTGACGGGGAGATAAGGGAGCATCTGGAGGATTTCCCACAGCTTCCGCTCCATTACAACTGCAGGTGCATCATAATTCCGGTGCTTAAGGATTACGGAGAGCTGGACGATGACACGAGGGCGAGCATGTTCGGGGAGACCGGGGCGGCGACCTATGAGGAATGGATAGAGACCCTCGACCCGGAGACAAGAGCACTTGCCGGGGTATAAAACTATTGACAAAATTATTTACAAGGGGTAAATTGGATATATGACAGGGAACACCGTGAGAATCACATGCAAGACCAGGGAGAAGCTCCGGCTGGAAGATCTCACGGAGTTCCAGGGCGGCTTGAAGAAGCGGGATGACGCAGACATCAACAAGATAGTGAGCTCCATCCGCAGGTTCGGCTTCTCTTTTCCCTTCTTCGTGTGGAAGCACCGGGGCTTGAACCACGTCCTTGACGGACACGGCAGACTGCTTGCGCTTAGAAAGCTTGACGAGCTGGGATTCAGGGTGCCACCGCTTCCGGTGGTGTTCGTGACCTGCAGGACAGAGCGGGACGCACGGGATCTGCTTCTCCGGCTCAACAGCCAGTATGGGCGGATGACTGCCGAGAGCGTCATGGAGTTCATCGGGGACTTTGACATAGAGACCTCGGAGCTTGAGCTTCCGGGCGGTACGATTGATTTCGGGGAGGCAGAGGAGAAGCCGGATGTCACGGACGGGGAGAATGAAAGCGGAGAGCAGCAGCGGAGCCTGCACGAGATAATATGCCCGTGCTGTGGCCGAGCGGTTGTTGTTGACAGTGGTTTCCATGTGGTGGAGTAGGTATGGCGTTCTGCAATCTTGACAAGGCGATTTTTGAGGGTGTCGGCAGGTACAATATTCCTGCGATTGATGCGTACAACGGCAACCTTGATATAAAGCACTGGATAGGCTTCAACTATGCCAAGCAGGACGAGTACTGCAGGAAGTCGGTCGGGGTGCATTTCTGCCTTGATGACTACCAGTTTGAGACGCTGTGGAACCACCCGAACAAGTATATAGAGAAGTTCCGCAAGTGCGGGGCTATACTTTCGCCGGACTTCTCGCTCTATGCGGATTTCCCGCTCCCGATACAGCTTTACAACCATTACAGGAAACACTGGCTGGCGAGGTTCTATCAGGACAGAGGTATAACGGTGGTGCCTACAATAGCGTGGAGCGACGGGGATTCCTTCGGCTGGTGTTTTGACGGGGAGCCTGTGGGCGGCATCGTTGCGGTGAGCACTACCGGGGTGCTGAAAGACCCGAAGTGCCTTGAAATGTTCCGGCAGGGCTATGACGAGATGATGCGGCGGTTGAAGCCGTCGCTGGTGATTTGCCTCACCGTTACGGACAACTTCGCTTCCCTGGAGCTTCCGGGGAATGTGGAATATATAAATGTGTCGACTTTCAACCATAAGCCGATAAGGAGGAGAATATGACACAGAATGAGCTTGCGTTCCTGTTCAACCATTCAATCAACTTCTTTTATCTTGAGGATGATGTAAGGGTATACCGACAGAAGCGGGGCGGACAGAAGTATTTCGGCATCGACGATGCCAGAAGATACACACAGGAAGAGATAGAGCAGGGGGCACACAAGCCTCTTGCTGAATTTAAGCGGCTGGAGGATCTGCTTGACTTTGAGTATAAAGGGAAAAAGCTCAAGGACTGGATTGATTCATTAAATCCGGCCGAGGTGACAGAGGGACTTTAAGGGAGGTGCCTAAGCAGTATTGTTTTATTTGGTGGCCGTGGTGGCCAGATTGGTTATAAGACTTACAAGGTTGCAGAAGGGGCAAATAGCGGCGGTAAGTCCGAGTGGCTCCCAGCTGCCGGGCTGAACACAGCAATAAAGACAAAGACTTATGAAAGTGCTCTGGACACCTTTATTTCCAAGCACGCAGGTTCTGAAATTGAGTATGGAGCGCAGATTGATGCGCAGGGCTTTGTAAGTTCGTACAACAAAGGCAATTCTGGCAGTGTTAATATCACAAACATGAACCCCTCCAGAAGGGAAGTTCTTAAAAACGGCATAAAACCAAATAGCATGCTTGTCCATAACCATCCAGGCGGTAGCCATTTCTCCCTGCCGGACTTGGATGTCACTTCTCGGACTCCAAACTCCCGTGGTATTGTGGCTGTGGGCATCAGAAACGGGAGCACCCGCACTTTCAGCATATCAAAAGGCACTCACTTCAACGCAATCGGGTTTTCCAAGGCGATTAGGACAGCGACCCTGCGGGGTCTTGATTACGACCACGCACTTGACAACTGGCTCACCGCAAACCAGAAGCGGTATGGTTACAGATACACCAGCAAGGGCTATGTCAATCCGAGCCGTAGCCGGAAAGCCTGATAAACAGGGAAGGAACAGGCTATGCCTAAATCAAGCACAAGTTTCAAGCCCGGCCAGAGCGGAAATCCGAAAGGCCGCCCGAGAGACGACCGGGCTTTCAGTAATATATTCAATGATCTACTGAACGAGAAGAAGAGCATAATCAAGGACAAGGAAGGGAAGGTGATTGATACTGTCACCGGAAAGAGGCTTATTGCCGAGGCTGTCTTTGATATTGCCACCAACAGGAACAATCCTCCGCATGTAAGGCTCTCCGCCCTCAATATGATGATGGAGCGGATGGAGGGCAAGGCGGCGCAGACTATAACAGCCAGCGTAGATACCACTGTCCTCGACAAGACAAAGATCATCAAGGATGACCTTGATAAGCTCTCCCCGGAGGATAGGGAGCTGTACCTGGAGTTATGCGAAAGACAGAATGATACCGATAGCCAGTAAAGACGAGGCGCAGAAGCTCCGGGCACAGTACTCGCACGAGTCCTTCATGCAGTACTGCTGGCAGAAGCCGAGGGAGAAGCTGCTTGTCGGGATGCACACCCGGGAGATATGCAGGCTCATCGACCAGGCTATGGACAACTTCCGCCGGAACATCTCCACATATCTCATAATCAAGGTGCCTTTCAGACACGGTAAGTCCGACATCATATCAAGATACCTTCCGCCGCATTTCCTCGGGGAGTTCCCGGACAGCGAGGTTATGGTGGTCACCTATGCGAGCGACCTTGCGGAGGGCTTCTCCCGGTTCGCACGTGGCATTATGACAAGCGACTCATACAGGAGCCTCTATCCAAAGATAAAACTGGACAAGAAGAACGGGGGCGTCAAGGAATGGGGCATTGAGGAACATCTCGGTAAATGTTCCGCAAGCGGACTCACGAGCGGAATCACGGGCAAGGGTGCGACCCTGGCAATTCTGGACGACTATTGCGCCGGGCGTGCCGATGCCGAGAGCTCCGTCATAAGGAACAGCCAGTGGGAGCACTTCAAGGACGACTTTATGACACGTCTTGCCCCGTGCTGTATCTGCATAATACTGGCGACACCATGGCACACGGACGACATCATAGCGAGAGTCCAGAACAAGCTCGACCCGAACCATAAGGACTACGACCCGAATTACCCACCATTCAAGGTTGTAACGTTCCCGGCGATGGACGGAGATGTGGAGATTGGTGTCAAGGATCCGGCGAAGTACGGCGACAGAAAGTACCACATGGAGCGGCGGAAATACAAGTGGCTTTTCCCGGAGCGGTTCTCCGAGAGCTGGTATCTGCAGAAGTTCGCAACGCTCGGCTCTTATTCGGCGGCGGCTCTCCTGCAGTGCAACCCTGTGATACGTGGAGGCAACCAGATAAACACGAGCCGGATAAAGCTTCACTATAACGAGGCGGAGTTCCCAGAGGTGCGGTTCACCCGTGTATGGGACTTGGCGCACACGGCCAAGCAGACGCAGAAGGCAGACCCGGACTATACATCCGGCACGCTGCTTGCATACACCTTGAACAATGACGGCACGTGGAGCCTCTGGATAAAGCACGTCGCAAGGATAAGGGCTAAGGCACCGGAGCGTGACAACTTCATCCGGGCTGTTACGGAACACGACGGGGCGGGGGTTCCCGTGGCCATAGAGTATTCGTCCGATGCGATAGACGCATACAACAAGATGGAGGAGATACTGCGGGGGCGGCGTTCGGTGATTGCGGTCAAGTGCAAGGGTGACAAGGTGGCGAGGACTGCATATATCGAGCCGATATTCGAGGTAGGCAATGTCCATATATTGGCCGGGGACTGGAACTTCGACTGGCTGGCCGAGGTGAGCGGTTTCCCGAACTGGAATCATGACGACCAGGTGGACAACCTGACATGCGGGTATGTCCTGTACTGCACACCGAAGCAGGAGGCTACGGCAGGGGATGTTTCCGGTATCTAAAACTATTCACAAAAAATCAATTTTCGGTTGACCGAAAATAAAAACTATTGTATGATTGTAGCATCAGGGGTTTCCGAGGGAATAGGCAAAGCCGAAGCCCTGACAATCAATTTTCAAGGAAAAGAGGTTAAAAAATGGCATTTGACACAGATTTTTTGAACGGTGTCTTGAACAACGAAGAGACTACGGCAGAGCAGAAGGTGGGGCTTATCATCGCAGAGCACGAGGCGAGCGAGAGAGGACTGGTGCAGAAAAGAGACCAGCTTCTTGAGTCCGAGAAGAAGCTCAAGGAAAAGGTGAAAGGCTTTGAGGACAAAGGGAAGGAGTTCGAAGCAAAGATCTCCAGCCTGGAGGAACAGCTCAAGAACAACGACCCAGAGGCGGCCAAGAAGTATTACGAGTCACAGCTCGCTGCAAAGCAGAAGGAGTTTGACGACAAATACCAGATTGTCGAGAAGGAGCGGGACTTCTACCGGGGCTCACACCTTGACATGATCAAGGAGCGGGCTTTTGCTGATGCCATCAAGGACATCCAGTTTGTCGACGGTCTGAAAGAAGGTTTCAAGGCAAGGTTGCTCTCCAGAGGTTTCGAGGTTGCCACCATCAACGGACAGGAGCTCGTTGTGGACAAGGACTCCAAGACCATTGCGGATGCAGTCAAGGAATTTGTGGCTACTGCGGAAGGTAAAGCCTATATCAAGGCAGGTGCGAGCGGTGCGGGAAGCGGTTCCAATGCCTCCGGTGCCGGTGGTGAGAAGACCATGACACAGGCCGAGTTCCAGGCTTTGAATCTTAAAGAGCCGATGGCTGCGATGAAGTTCATCCAGTCCGGCGGAAAAATTGTATAAAAGGAGACCATAAGCTCAAACACAATCAATAGTGCACTGATTCAGGCACTTTACATGGATCTGCTTGAAGTTGCAGCAGAGCCACACGGTTTTATCGGGGCAGTATCCCTTCTCCCTGGAACAGAGGGACTGGCAAGAGGGGCAAAGGTTGAGATTCCAGACGTTGCCTCACAGACAGCAGAGGACTGCACCCCAGGAAGCTCACTCCCAAGCGGCGGTGACTTCACTGTTGGCGTCAAGGAGATCACACTCACCAAGTCCAGACGGACTAAGTTCACATGGAACGGCGACGAGGAGCTCTCTGTCGGAGCACTTCTCAACCCAATCCAGAGAGCACAGCGGCAGGAGGCTTTCAGAACTCTCCGCAACGAGATGGAGGCAGACATCGCCGCAGAGGCAGTACACCAGGCTATTATGGCCGGAAAGCTGGTCGGCACAGCCGGAACAGCTCCATTTGCTTCCGACCTCAAGGCACTCACCAAGGCTTACAAGCTGCTTGAGGATGCAGGCTCTCCAGTCACACGGCTCCAGTGCGTTATGAACACCGAGGCAGGAATGAACCTCCGCAACCTCACACAGCTGCAGAAAGTGAACGAGGGCGGTGACGACAACCTGCTCCGCAGAGGAATCCTTGGCAACCTTATCGGATTTGACCTTAGAAGCTCTGCAGGACTCAAGGCAAGTACAACCGCAGCAAGCGGTTATCTGCTGTCTGCTGACGGCGCAATCGGAGCAAAGACCCTTTCCATTGATACAGGTTCCGGCAAGATTGATGCTGGTTCTATCGTATCTTTCGGTTCTGCTACCGACCAGTACGTAGTTGCAGAGGATGTAGCTTCCGGCGGAACAACCCTCAAGCTGACCACAGGTCTGACCAAGGCTGTTTCCGACAATGATGCAGTTGTAATCGTATCTAATACAGGTACAGTTGCATTTGATAAGGGAGCAATCTACCTGGCAACAAGACCTCCAAGGGTTACAGGAGCTGGCGACGGAGCACTCGGCAGAGCATATCTGACCGATCCGTACACCGGTATCGTATACGAGATTGCAGCATGGGGCGGAGCTTACGAGACCACATTCACAGTCGCTGTGGTATGGGGCGTTAAGTCAATCCGGCCAGAGAACACAGTCTGCATCCTCGGATGATGTCAAAAGGGCTGCCGGTTCGCTGGCAGCCTTGTTTCTAAGAGGGACAAATGGCAAACACAGTCAGAATGACAAGAGACGGCAAGTTCTGCGATATTTTCGATTCCCCGGAGACCATAGCGAACGCAAAGGCCGAGGGCTGGGAGCCTTATGTTGAGAAACCGAAGGCAGAGCCTAAGCCGGAGCAGAAGCAGGTCAAGAAGGAAGAGAAGAAAGCGGACTTGAAGCCAGAAAAGAAACCTGCAAAGAAGGGGAAGCGATGACAGTCGAGGACGGAACAGGTCTTGTTGACAGCAACTCTTATGTGACAGTCGCTTTTGCGAATGACTACCTTGCGAGCATGGGTGTTACCGCATGGTCGGCTCTGACGCAGGATAAGAAAGAAGTCCTGCTGGTGAAGGCCACTGATTACGTGGACAACACCTACCGCTGGCGTGGACGGAAATCCACACAGGAGCAGGCTCTCCAGTTCCCGAGGACAGGGTGCGTCGATGATGACGGCAACGATGTCGAGGGAATCCCGAGGGCACTCCAGCAGGCGGTCTGCATGTGTGCCTCTGTGCTTATAACGGAGGACAGCCTTTATGCGGTCGAGGAAAGCAACGGAGCGGTCGTGTCCGAGAAGATAGGCCAGCTTGCGTTCACTTACGATGTGTCACAGAAGGTCAAGGGTTCTTCCCTCTATGACAGCATCAACCTTCGGCTCCGGGGTCTTTTCAACGCACCAGGCGGGATACTGTACGGGGACATTGAGAAGAGATGAAGTACGACAAGTATGCGGTGAAGGCAAGAGCCAAGATCTCTCAGTACGGAAGCACTGCGAAGATCACAAGGGTGAGCGGGGAAGAGTACGACCCGCAGACAAACACCTACTCCGGGAGCAAGGAAGAGATTTACGGAGCCGGACTTGCCATGAGCATTGACTGGAACAGGGTTGACGGGAAGAACATCCTTGCTGGAGACGTGTTCCTAATGTGCATATTTGAATCCGAGCCGAAGCAGGACGACAGGCTTGAGTGGGGCGGTAAGAGCTACAACGTGGTGAAGGCCGACCCTGTGTCCCCGGCCGGGGATGTGGTGATTTACTGGGAGCTGCAGCTCCGGAGGTGACGATGGCAGGTTGGAGCCTTGACCTTGAGAAATATGCGGAGAAGAAGGGCGAGAGTATCAAGATGTGCCGCCGGAAGGTGTGCGCAAAGATATTCGAGTCCATCGTAAGGCGTACCCCGGTGGACACCGGCAGGGCAAGGGGAAACTGGCAGATAACCGTCGGGCAGGACGACACGGCACCGATAGACAGGCTCGACCCTGCGAAGGGGAAGCCGGCCTATGCAGGGGAGGAGGAGGCGAAGCTCGCAGCCGCAGATGGCGACGAGACAATCTTCATCCACAACAACCTTCCTTATATCTGCAAGCTTGAGTTCGGCGGGTACCCGGAAGACGTCAAGAAGGGCACCTACGTCAAGGGCAAGGGATATGAGAAGCGGAGCCGTGGAGGATTTTCCATGCAGGCACCCCACGGGATGGTGGGTGTGACCATGGCCGGAATTGAAAGCCGTATAAGGGAAGCGGTCAAGGAGAGTGGATTCTAATGACAGAAGAAAATGTTAAAAATGCACTTTTCAGCAGATTTCTTACCCTGAACACTTTCAGCAATATCTCTTTCCTTGTCATTGAGAACAACGAGGTAAAGAATGTTGCACTGCCCAACAAGAACTTCACTCCGCCGGACAACTGCAGGTGGTTTGCTCTTAGCTTCATGCCGGATGTCCCCGAGCAGATTTCGGTAGGTTATCCGTCCCTTGTCAGCGTTACGGGCATATTTCAGATTGACATATACACGCCGCTGGACAAAGGCGAGGCCGAGGCCGACACCAAGTACGAATGGATTTCCAAGCTGTTCGCACCTGGCACCGAGATAGGCTCCTCCATCATTATTAACAAGGTTTATTCCCCGGACTCAACCCCGGAGAAGAATGTATATAAAAAAATCGTCAGGGTCGAATGGACTGCTGACATAGACAAAGGAGCATAAAGATGCCAACTACACCAGCTATCACCAATAAGATCAAGACCGAGATGAGTACATACCTCATCAAACAGTCAGATTGGGACGCCGCCTCTTCTTCTGCCAAAAAGACACTGGCAGCAATGCGGCTTTCAAATAACTCTATCGAGGGTTCGACAGAGACACTTGACAGCGACGTCAAGCTTCCTGGAACAAGAATCAAGGCAGCACCAGACACAGGAACTTCAAGCTCAAGCGGAGCTCTTGAGAGTGACTTCTTCATGGACGAGTTCGACGAGCTTATCGCAAGTGCGATGTGTTCCCATTGGGTGGAGGACGCAGAGCAGGAGATAGGCGATGTTTCCGAATACAAGACCCTTGAGCTCGGAACCGACAAGACAGTATGGCGCATGATCAAGAAGTTCTCCCAGACCCCGACAGAATGGAAGGAATACACAGGACTGCAGGTCAACACACTTGCAATCACCTTCGCACTCAACAGCTTTGTGCAGCTGTCTTTCAATATGATGGGAGCAAACAACCCGAAGGGCGTGAACACCGACCCTGTTGACTCCAGCAAGTTCAACTACGGCACTGTTTCCGACACCCAGCGGTTCAAGACACTCATCGGATACCTCAAGATGGGAGAGCTTGCGGATGACTTCTCCAACATGACAGCAATCCGGCAGGCACCTAACTTCGAGATGACCATCAACAACAACAAGGAGAGGACAGACGCACTCTTCGAGACAGAGGCAATCGAGATGTCTGACGGAGACTTTGAAGTTTCCGGTTCTCTCGACCTCTGGAAAGCCGATGCAATCGGAATGAGCCTGTTCAACGACGCAGTGGACGGCGTGGACAAGTGCCTGGAGATTGAGGTTGACCGCACAGTAGGCACAACCAAGACCTCTTACACTATCCAGCTCAAGGTGCACCTGCAGAACCCGACCGAGGCTAAGGACGGGAACAAGTACAAGGTTACTGCACCATGGTCTGTGAACGTTGACGGCGGAATAAAGATCATAAAGGTGGTGGAGAGCGTATCCTAAGCGCACTCCAAGGCTTCCCCGGTTGTGCCTGACAGCCGGGTCTTCGCAGGGTAATGAAACGGTATCATGCAAGAACGCTTGTCTTGTATCCTGGGTTCGATTCCCAGCCCTGCCATACCAAATTTTTGGAGGCGAAAATGGATTTAGGAAAACTTGTCACTAAAGACAAAGCTGATGAGGGAGTATGGTTCCAGGTGGAGCTGTACGGAAAAAAGCAGCCTTTTGAGGTCAAGATTCTGGGCGACGATGCCGACAGAGTGAGGATTTATTCCCGTGAGAAGCTCCGTGGTGTCAAGGTCGAGAAGGACACCACACTGGAGAAGGCTGTTGTCGACGAGCTGCTGGACAGCGGTGACGAGGACTGCCTTGTAAGGCTGTGCGGGATTCGTTCGCTTGACAAGGAGCCGCTCATGCTGGGCAAGACCGAGCTCAAATGCGACGAGGCAAGCTACAAGCTGGTGCTGGAGAAGATTCCGGCATTGCGGGATTTCATCCTGGCCAAGTCAAAGGAACGGACTAATTTTTTATCCTAAGAGAGGCGGAGCTTGAGGGTGCAGTCAAGCAGTATTTCTTCCTGCATTATCCGACCAGGCGCAAGGCCGACGACAAGGTTATATACAAGACCAATGCGGAGGACAGGAAGGAGATAATAGAGAGGATGGGGAAGGAGGAGTTCCTGGCCTGCGGGCAGTTCAAAGAGCTGTACGAGCCTGTTGTTCCTCCTTTCTTTGTTTTTCTCTACCAGATGTTTGTCGAGCTCTACCGGGAAGACATGACCTGGCAGGAAGTAGAGAGCTACTGCAGGCTCCGTGGTATCCGGCTCACCCAGTACGAGATGGATGTCATCATAAGGATGAAGGGCTGGGCATACGAGCAGATTGAGGCCATGAAGAAGGAAAACGAGGAGGTGTGAAGCTCTACCGATATAAGCAGACTGGTTCTTGAGATTGATTCCAACGGAGTCGTCAAGGCATCCGGTGATCTTGATATGTTCTCCCGGAAGAGCAGGGAGGCAGAGAGATCTGCAGGCGGCCTTGAGAAGGGAATGGGCGGTGTCAATGCGTCCGCACTCAAGACAGCGGCGGGCATAACAGCACTGGTCTACTCTTTCACAAAGCTGACAGGTGCCGTGATAAGCAGCACCAAGGCTATGATCAAGGATTTCTCTGATTTCGAGCAGATGGAGACCGCCATGAGCTCGCTCCTCGGCAGCGCACAGAAGGGCAGACAGCTTTTTGAGGAGCTCCGCACTTTTTCAAACGAGACTACCTTCGGTGTGGACACTCTCGCAAACGCCTCAAGCCAGCTTCTCGCACTCGGCGTGCAGGTTGATGACCTGAAAGACAAGCTCCGAGCCATTGGCGATGTGGCAGGAGGCTCAACCGAGAGATTCAACAGGCTTGTCGAGATATACACCAAGATACAGGCCACAGGAACGGCCACAATGCGGGAACTCAACCAGCTTTCGGCCATAAGCGGCGTCTCATGGGTTCAGATAATGAAGGACATGGGCGTGCAGGGCAAGATTACCGCTGACGACATAGCAAGGGCTTTTGAGCAGCTTACCGAGGAAGGGGGCAGGTTCCACGGCCGTATGGAGGCGATAATCGACACCATCGAGGGCAAGGAGGGTTTCATACGGGACACCTTCAAGGAAATATCCGTGCTGTTTGCGGAGAACACCGGAATTGCCTCCGCATACAAGAAGATTCTGGACTCTGTTTACGAGTCGATGTACTCGGTTCTCGGAGCCCTTAAAGATATGAAGGACAATCCGCTCATGCAGGCACTGCTTACGGGCGGTATTGTCATGGCCATAACGGCAGTGGGCACGGCCTTCGCTGTGGCTATAATCCCACGGCTTAAAGTTGTAATCGGCCACCTTGTCGCCATCGCAGGGCTTCAATCCATGATTGCCCCGTGGACGCTTGCCATTGCGGGTATAACCGCCGCAGTCGCAGGAGCCGCTGCTGGTATCATGCAGTGGAAGAACGCACAGGACGAGCTCAAGAAGAGCGTGGACGAAGCCAACAAGTCGCTGGGGTACCAGACACACTATGCAGACACCAAGCAGTCCACACTGTACGATGCTTATTCTTCTATGATAGGCGAGGCCAAGGGCAAGCGGAGCGGGATTGTCGAGGAGCTTGAGAAGGCGAATATAGCACTTGAGAAAGCCACAAAGCAGAAAGAGATCTTCGAGAAGCACGGCAACAAGACCACCAAATATTACGATGATGCTAAGAGGGCAGTGGAGAGACTTAATGCAGAGCTCGCAGAGACAGACCGGATAATTGCCGACCTTGAGAACAGGCGGAGCCAGTATCCGGCAGCAGGCGGAAATTCTGCATTGTCGGCACTGCAGGAGATACAGAAGATGTACCTCGGCACCGACACGGGCAAGAAACAGCAGGAGGTCAACGAACTCAATGCAATCCTTGACCGGGTGGAGGAGCTCCGCAATACAGCCTCTGACAATGGAATCCTGTTCGGTGACATCAAGTCCGTCGCAACATGGCTCGACACAATCGAGGCGGACACCAGAAAGCGGATAGATGACCTCACGAAGAAAGCCGAAGATGGTGGGAAGAAAGTCACAGAGAGCCTATTCGAGAAGCTTTACAGCCAGACTGACATGGCAAAGCTTGAGGAACTCCAGAGACAGCGCAATGAAATGCTTGCTGTCCTCAACGGAACCGAGGATGAGACCCTCATTGTAAAGGTCAATGAAGTCATCAAGATGCTTGATGAGTCAATCAGCGGATTCAACCCGGAGGCTCCAAAACAGGAAAGCCTGCTGTCCAAGCTTTACGGACAAACTGATATGGCAAGGCTTGAGGAACTCCAGAGACAGCGGTCAACGATAATGGCAGATCTCCAGGGTGCGAAGCTCGGCGGCGACAGAGAGACACAGGCTAAGGCCATGGAGACTCTCAAGATGCTTGACCGCAATATAGCAGATCTCACCAAAGAGGCGGGTGGAATAAAGGACGAGATTCCTTCTCTCCGGGAACAGTTCAAGAATTGGGTTTCCGGCATGAAGGAGGCAGGCGGGCTGCGTGGTGCCGCCGGATATGGAATTGAGGCTGCTGTGGGAAGGTCAAGCGAGGCACAGAACTTCATGCAGGGATTCTCACAGGGTGGCGTATGGGGTGGCATATTCAGTGCCGTTGCCGGAGCGTTCATGGATGTCGCACAGGATATGGAAGGCTTTGACATGATTGTCGCACCGCTCCATGACCTTCTTGAGCGTATGAGGCCAGCCCTTGAGGTTGTAGTCCGTGTCCTCGGACGGTTCAACGAGCAGATAAACAACGCACTCCAGCCGTACATAGACATCACCAACGACCTCGTGGAGGAGCTTGAGCCCCTTCTCCAGGCATTCGCAAGCACAAACAACCTTATCCAAGTTCCTATCCGCCTCATCGGGCAGTTGAGCAAGATCATCAACAACACACTTCTCCCGGCTTTCAAGGCTCTGGGCAACGTGTTCGACTTCCTTTTCGGATGGCTTGATGATTTCTTCGGCAGCCACGAGAAGGAGAAGGAGAGCGAGGTCGACACACTCAAGGATCTCAACCGGGAATACAAGAACCTCATGCAGACCATGAGGGAGAACGAGCAGTACTACCTTGACCGGAAGCGTGAGCTTGAGGCAGATACATATACTAAAAACGTGCTGGGTGTCAATGATATGATCATCACACCTCACGGCAAGTTCAGCACACACCCGGACGACACCATCATAGCGATGAAGCACCCGGAATCTCTCGGCGGAGGTTTGAGCGTGGTCGTGAATGACTACGGCGGAAACAACGTCGATGTGCAGCAGAACGGTCTCGGAGAGCTCATCATAAACATATCCAGGAAGGTTGCCTCGGACTTCGCCAGCGGAAAGAACGGCTGGGATGGGGCTATGGTCGCACAGCAGCTTAGAGTCGCAGGAAGGAGGGTAAACGCATGACAGTTTCATGGCCAGCGAATGTGAACCAGCGTATATTGCGGTCTACCGACTGGGAAGATAAAGAGGGATTCATAGAGGATGAGAGCCTTGCTGGAAAGACAAAGCGTCGTGCTGCGCTGTCCACCGACAGGCCGGAGTTCCGTGTCAAAATGCGGTTCACACAGACCGAGTACGCCCTATTCCGTACATGGTGGAAGACCGTGTGTCTGCGTGGCGTATATTCCTTTGAGTTCCCGAAGATTGACGGCAGCGGCAATGCTGTTTACAGGTTCAAGAAGGGCGGGGCTCCGAGATACAACAACCAGACAGGTGTTCTCGTTGATGTGACCATGACATGGGAGGAATTATGACAGGTGCGTCAAAATCGGAAATGCTCCGCATGATGACACAGGCAAGCTTCCCGTATCTCATCGAGATAACAACTCCGGACGGTAATGTATACCGCTACGCCAACAGCGACAGCGACAAGACTTTCGGCGGGAACACATACGAAGCTGCATTCTTCAAGCCCAACCCGCCGGAGATTAAGAACGGCGAGGTCTCGGAAGCAAGCATAACAATATCTGCAATAGACCTTGAGTGGATAGCGAGGATAAGGGGTACACAGGAGCGGAGCGAGATCAAGTTTGTCGCTGCCATAAGCAGGAATGAGAGTGGAAGCGAGGTCGTTGAGGAGATAGCCCAGCGGACTTATACCCTGACGGTTACAGACTGGAACCGGCTGACAATCGACTGGCGGATGGTGTTTGATCCGCTGATTGAGGAGCAGATTCCTGTGGACGAGTGCAATCAGTTCGTATGTCCGGCAAATGTGACCTGAAAGACCTTCTCGGCGTGCCTTTCAAGGTGCACGGCCGGGGGAGGGACGGACTTGACTGCTGGGGTCTTGCCATAGAGGTTTTTAGCCGGTACGGGATAAGGCTTCCTGATTGCTGGTATGAGAGCCTCGATGATAAGGCGGAGATAAGGGGGAGGCTTGAGGGTTCGGTAGAATACCGCACACTTGATGCGGAGAAAGAGCCCTGCCTCTTGCTCATAAGGGTAGACGGCAACCCTAACCATGTTGCGGTCTATATAGGTGAAGGTTATCTGATTCATGCCACAAGGCGTTACGGCGTCGCCGTGGAGCCTGTAGGCAGATACAGAGAAAGGATAGAGGGGATCTACGATGTCTGCGACAATCAACATATTTGACAATCCTATTGAGAAGAGAAGCAGGTCTGTACAGGCCGACTGCCCGTGTTCTGTAAGGGACGCAATCAAGGGGCTCAATCCCGATTACTGCATAATCTATGTGAACGGAGAGCCGAAGGACTGCGATTACATGCTTGAGGACGGAGACATCTGCACTGTTCGGCAGTATGCCGGATCAAGTGCGGGCGAGGTTTTTATGAACATCCTCGTTCCTGGATATTCCGTGTTCAAGCCTGTCGTACAGGCAGGACTCAAGAAGCTTGCGACCTGGCTCATAGGCAAGCCGGATTCCGGTACATCCACCGATTCAAAGCAAGGAGAGAAGACTCCAACCATAAGCGGATGCAGGAACTCACCTTCCAATGATAAACCGGTGCCGTTCATACTCGGCAAGACTCTTATGACTCCCTACCTCATAGGCCAGCCATACACCACCATAGACACTTCCACAGACCGGGGTGAATCATATTTCCACGGCCTCTTCCTTGTGGGATATAACAAACTCCAGATACGAGACATAGCACTGGGCAATTATATCATATCGCCCAATGACGGTTCTTCCGGCTGTGTGTCGCAGAACGATTACACCACTGCACAGGCAACAGATCTTGAGAGCGGATTCCCTTCCATAAAGAAAACCGGGGCTTTCTATCCGCCTGCAAGCTACCAGCCAAAGATAGAGATACAGCAGGGGGCAAACGAGGTCAGTCTGTATCCGCAGAAAGTAATACAGGAGAATTTCGGCGATGTAATATCGGGCAAGGCTTTCGGCGACAATTACTTCAATTTCTTCTCGGCACGCTATCCGCATAAGGTGGAAGTGCAGATAAAGTTCCCCAATGGCCTTATAGCTTATGACAAGAAGGGCAAAAAGAAGAACCATACTGTTGATATTTGGCTTGGAATGAGCAAGAACGGAGGCTCTACATGGGAGCCGTTCGCATACTTCAACAGGATTTCAGGAAGTGCGGCGACATCAACAGCCGCCAAGAGCACATTCACCCGGCAGACCAAAGACGAGATGAATTTTGTTGCTACCCGTACATTCTCTTATGCCGAGATCAAGAATGTAACAAACAACACTCTTGAGTTCAGGATTCAGGTGGGGTACAGCGAGGTCTCCAGCGAACAGTATATCCATGATGTGGTGATTGATTCTGTGCGGACATGGTGCTATGACCCGGATGAATCAAAAGCCGCCAATTCTATTGTGGTTCAGCGGCCTATGGTTGCAAGCAGGCGCAACAGGACAGCCCGTATAGGTTTACAGATAAAGGCTGCCGAAGACATTCAGAACACACTCGGACAGCTCAACTGTATCTGTACATCGAAGGCAAGGACATGGAACGGCTCTGCATGGAGCTCCGGGGTGTCGGCTACAAATAACCCGGCGTCTCTCATCCTGCTTGCGATGCAGGGTGTATGCCGTGGCAACAAGCCGTACCCGGACAGCCGGATAGACTTCGCCAGCCTCGGTGCTTTCTATTCATGGTGTGCCGACACATCTGCGGTAGGGGATGGGCTTCCCCGGTTCTCCTGCAACGGTGCGATTCTCAACAGGACAAAGACCTCTGATGTGCTAAGGCAGATAGCCTCCTGTGGAAGGGGCTCCCTCGGTATCAACGGAGACAAATACTGCATAGAGATAGACTCGCCGAGATCTGTCCATGTAATGGTGCTTAATGAGCAGAATATACTGGAGCAGACCAACCGGAAGGAGTTTGACGAGCTGCCGGACGGATTCGAGTGCAGATTCGTCAATGCTATGAATTATTATCAGGAGGACAGCCTTGTCGTGTGGTTCGATACCACCACCCACCCGGATGTTGCCGATAGAATCCTGGAGACCGTGGAATATCCGTTCATCACCGACGCAAAGCGGGTTGTAAGGCAGGCATGGTATGACTACGCATGCCGTAAGCTGCGGCCGGAGACATGGGATGTCAAAGTGGCCACAGAGGGCAACCTCATAGAGCCGGGCGACCTTGTGGAGATACAGGGTTCCTCCATATCCGTGGGTATCGGCGAGGGTGCGGAGATAAAGTCCCTCGTGACATCCGGGAACTATATAACCAAGATAAAGACCGACGGCAGGTTTGTCGTCACCGATGTCGCCAACGTCTACGGGTGCCGGATAACTACGGTGAACAGCTACGGCAGCACAGTAGTCCTCAACTTGAAACTTACATTCAACCAGGTCGGGACATACGACACCCTCACCTTTGACTCTCCTGTTTCGCTCGATGCCAGTGCACAGCCCTGTGTCGGGGACATTGTGTCATTCGGCCTGTACAACAGTGAGACTGCGGATGCGCTCTGCATCGGCAAGAAGGATAACGGCGACGGCACCTTCAATATCACGCTTACACCATACCAGCCCGGTATATACACTGCAGAGACCGGGAAGGTGCCGGAGTATGACAGCAAGCTGACCACTCCGCTCGTGGCAGGTCTTCCTGTTGGCAAGCAGTATGCCACCATCGACGATGTGAACAATGCCCTTGACTTCATCATCAACGGTGACGCCGATATGATACCGGAGGATGTGCTCTCACTTACAGCAGTGGCAGGGGAGAACGGACTCACGATGACTCCGGTATATACATCGCTTACCCTCATGGATTCTGTGACATTCAAGTACCAGATAAAGCGGGGCTCAAGTGCGGAATGGGCTGATATTTCGGTGCGCAACGGCTTCTATACATTCGACCGGACTGTCGACGGATTCCCGGAAAAGGCAACCCTGGACACATGGCAGGTTCGTGTCAAGGCGGTGAACCTGTACGGTAACGAGAGCGAGAACTGGAAGACTGCTCTTGTCGATTCTGACGACTACGGCACCTGGCTTGTCCAGCCTCCGGTGATCACCGAGCGCACAAACAAACGCTCGCTGCACATCCACCTTAAGCAGCCGACAGGACAGCGTGAGATATACGGCAACGTGCGGTACCAGATACAGATAAGCAGATATGATGATATGGATGGGGCAACCCGGCTCTGGTATAAGCCTAACCTGTCCTCTGCCGCCGACCCGTATGGAGCGGAGACCAACTACAAGGTGGACACAGACCCGGCTCCGGATCCGGCATACGTGATCGCAACCGACGACTTCTCCCAGACAGTGCCTCTGCAGGGGCAGTCAGCCACTCCTGCGGCTCCAGGCGACACCGTGTACTATTATCGGGTGCTTGCATTCAACGAGGCCGGATGCGCTATGCACGAGGTCGAGGGCGTATCTGTGCCTTACTATGCCGAGACCAACCAGATGACTGCAAGGGCAACCGGGGCGAGGGATGTGGTTCTTGCCCGATTGGGAGACGGCAGTCAGCACCCGGACGCACTCACTGCTAAGAATATCTACGCCGAGAACCTCACAGCGATTGCGGGTACATTCTCGCAGGTGCAGGGCGATTCCGAGACCTCCGATAACTTCTGGAAGGGTATGGACACCAACAATCCGGAGTTCCGTGTCGGCAATGACCACAACCTTGAGGAGCAGGACGACGAGGATGCAGAATACATCCACTACAAGGACGGCAGCCTTGCTATGAAGCTCAAGAACTTCATCGTCACAGTCGCAGAGACAACCATCAAGGGAACACTCACTCTGTACAATGCTGCTAAGACATTCAGAAATCTTGTCTCCTCGGCAGGAATGCGCTTCCAGAAGAAAGTCACAGACTGGCTGAACCCTGTTGACGTGGCACAGGTGACTTGCGACGAGAACGGAAATATTGTCATCACCAACTCGCAGTCAAGCCTGCCAGTCTACCGAGTGGGCGGCCTGGCATCCTCTGCAAAGCTTTACCACCTTGATACAGCTCTCACCGACACAGCTGGAAACAACCCCGAAGGACTCTCGGCGGCAAGCGGCGGCTGCGGTGCGACTGCGGAGCCTGTACTCACAGACCTGACAGCGTACTTCTCAGGAACACTTAAAAAGACAGGAGTGGTTGCGAGAAGTGCCCCAGCGTATAATAAGGCTTTAAGATCAATAAGCGGCTTTACAATCCTGGGCATATGCAATGGGATTGCAGCAGGCTATACAGTAAGCGGGAATGTATATACCTGTAAAACTTATGACATAGCAACAGGAACATTACGCACAAGTTTTAACCACGAGTTTGGAAGCAATTCACAATTCAGAAAAGTCAAGGCGTTCTGGGCTGGTGACCAGTTTGTATTTATGACAAGTTATTATGCTTCTATACAGAGTGTTTCAAGCGAATGGTATTGGTATTGCTATATGCAGGACGGAACGCCAAGATGGGGTTCGTTTGGTGGCGGGCAGGATACTGGTTGTGCTTATAACAGCGCAACAGGAACATATAGAGTATTCGCTGTCAAATATTCCGGGAAAACACTTTACATAAACGGATATGACCTCGGTGGATACGGCTCGTTCTCAAGGTCGTTTACTGTCAGCAACCAATATGTAACACAGATAGAAGCATGCTTGGTTGCTGGTGATATGATAATGCTTAAATGCAACAACACCAACCTTACCTCTAACCCGTGGCTTTTTGGTGTACATTACGATACTACCGCTTATATTACCACTAACATCTGGCAAAATATTTCATTCGTTGACAGTTGGACTGATTACGGTTCAAATGACGGTTATCTGCATACCTTAAACACCAGCGGAACACGATACCTGTTTAAGAATATAGATCTAATGAACCCCATCTCGATTGATTCGGCATATTCCCCGATAAAAAACGGAACGGACAGCACCACAGTCTATCTTTATAAATCAGGTGACACCAGCATTTATACACTTGTAAATGGAACATATACAAAACTGGGTGCGTCTGCTGCTGTTAATTTATTTGACAATAGAAAAAGAAATTATGCGACAACCGATACAATATACTATTTCCCAGCTTACAACCAGACGCTCACCGCAGTGAAGCATTATGCATTCTGGTTCAAGGGCAGCTCTATCAAGTTCGGTAAGGTCACCATTGCCACCGATGCCGCAAACTGGCTCTACTGCAGGCTTACAGCAAGCGGCAGCACCATAAGCTGGAAGATTGTCCGGGCGACGCTTAACAATGGGGCTTTGAGCGTGTTCGCCAACAGCTCGGCAAGCATCGCAGGTTACGGGCCTGCAGAGGAGAACGCCAACCTCGATTTCGTGCTCTTCGGGTCGGTTGAGGAGTTTACCGTCGATTCATCGGATATTAGTGACGCTATGATGCTCAATATGGTGAAGTACAAGCTTCCTTACAGCAACCCGGGAACAGCCGGAAACCTTCCGCTTGCTACCGATGCGGACAAGTTCACCATGCTTGCCAAGTACCCTGACAGGGTTCTATCCAATGTCATCGGTGCAGCGGAGGTCATATCCTCCAATATCTCCCTGGGCAACGGTACAATGCCGGGAATGCGGCGACGTTTCATCACAACAGCTGCAGTGACAATATCGTATGTAGGTTTGAATAGTGCTTGTACTGACTCTCTGAACGCCAATATTACTGTTGAGTACACATGGACTGGTAGTGCATGGTTCTGTACTTCCGCACCTCCTATCGGGCGCATCATCGAGCAGAAGCCCGACGAGCCGACTCCTGCGGCCATGTACGGCGGACAGTGGGTCGAGCACAACTACGGCGGCGTATTCTTCCGGTCGAAGGGCGGCGACTCCTGCGGCTTCCATGCTGCTTTCCGTGTGTCGAGCTGGGGCAGCGGAACAAGCGTCACCCTGGTTGATACTCCAGTTGACGGAAACGGTACAACGATCACTTCTTCGAACTGTGCAAACTATATTATCGTGGCCGGAAACTCATACTCAAAAATCAGCTCCGTGAGCGGCAAAACTTTGACACTTTCGAGTGCGATTTCTGGCTATGCAAACATAACGGACGTTATAATTGGGCAGGCAGAAGGAATACCTGATATTGACCTCTCTTTCCGAACAACAGCCTGGGGTGGCGATGTCAGAACTTGGGGTTCTGCAATACAAGAAACGTATATTGGTGGCAATTTCGTTCCTGGAGGAAATGATTATCCAGACCGCATTTATAGAATCCACTTAAACAATAGCAACCCAGTGTATAGAAATACATTACATATAGCCCCAAATGTAGCAACACTGTGCTACTGGAGGCGTTTCCAATAGCGTATGGTTATGCTCATAGGTCTTGATATAGCATATTCAGCATTTGAGGCGTCGGTATATCCTCCGTCTTTTGCAAGATATATTATTTCTCGCCCAAGAACATCGTAAGTATCTGCTTGATTTATACCCCCAACTGCAGTATCTATTTGAGGGTTTATCTTGGTAGCAACATGCAATCTTTGTACGCCATCAGTACCATACCAAATAAACATCATCGGAAAAGCAGTTCCCTTCTGTCCAATGATGACCTCCACTTAAATGGACGTTATGATTGGTCAATGTGGAACTTATGTCCCAACCGTCTATGTTTGGAAGAATGGAGGCACTTCGCTTTTGCAGGTATACACACCAAATACATCAAGTGTTTGGCAGGCGTTTGCAAATGCAGATCAAGCAAACATTCAACCCCGTAAATGCTATATAGCTGTATCAGGGGAACAGGTTGAAAGTTCAGCAGGTCTAATTCTGCCACGCCCTAATAATATAACTATTCGCTATTGGAAACGCCTCCAATAACGCAAAGCTATGTTTAACGAGGTGACGTGGTCTGATTTCCCATAAACATTGTTGTAATAAGTTCCGCTGTGGATTTCTCCGTATGCTGCATTAAACCAGGTACGGGAACCATAAGAAGTACTGCACGGAGCGGCAATCGGTTCATTATTGTTGAATCCGTATGTTGTTGGTGCAAAAGCACCTTTATATTCTTCTTTATCACGGCTGGTATAAGAGTTATATACTCCTGCCATTTGGCCAACAATATTTGGAACTCCTTCGCCCTGTCCAATGATAACCTCCATTTGATTGGACATCATCATTGCACAGGCCTCTGGTGCTCCGGATATACAGGGTTATATCCGGGCAGTTTATACATGGACTCCCGAACAACGGAGTGGCGCTTTTACGGTAGCAAAATTATCGACAACCGGTGTTGCAAACTCTGGAACAAACGTTGATACAGCTCCTTATGGCGTTACATTCAAGGCTTCTGATAGCAACAAAATTTATGGCCGTTACGGGAATATCACCCCGCTGGCAATTACGATACGCTACTGGAAGCGCCTCCAATAGCAGATGCTAATATTTACTGGTCTTGTAGTGTTGCCGTATCTTGGAACCCCATAACCGACATCAAACAAAGCACTTGTCATGCGTCTATACGATCCGGGCTCATTTGGTGTCCATACAGACCAGTATGTCCCAATTTGTACTGCATTGATACCTCCTGCACCGGCTAATTCGTGACCATGTCCTTGTAGACAATCCACCTCACCAATGATGACCTCCATTTGATTGGACGTTATGATAGGAGAGGCTCCTGGAATCCTTCGTCACAACCATACCAAAGGCGATTATCGCATTAAAGGTGAACTGGGTTGGTGGAGAAATATGGTAGCAGCCAGCAACGATGATCGTTCCTCGGGTGCATTAGCTTATAAAAAAGATTCAACCACAATGCCTAATGTGGCAAGGGAATCCGCAACAGGCGTTCGTTGGACTCTCTATCTCGATACTGAATTTAATAGTGGCTCTGGTTTTACTGGTCATTCTGGTATTACAGGAGGAACAGAATCAAAGCCTAACACCCTTGTAGCTGTTTACTGGAGACGCTTCCAATAGGTAACTGGAACAGATGATGGCCTTGTTTCCTTTTCATGCCCAGTCGCCCCGGAACGCCCCGTGAATCCAGACCCGTTGTTTAAGTTTGTATCGAGATATATTGCCCACGATCCTCCGGTTCCACTTCCGAGAGCATTATCTGCAACGGTATAATAGCTGTCCTGGTAGATTTCCAATGCTCCAACTGTCTGCAGGTTGTTGTTTCCGGTAGTGTTTTTTCTAAACCAACTTAGCCATCCGGTTATTCTATAATCACCTTTATCATGTGTATGTGTCAGGTTCCTCGGAGCCTGTCCTAAGATAACGTCCGTTTTATGGGACGTTATCTTAGGGCAGCAAGAAAAGCTACCTAATATCTTGAGCGGTGGTTTTCAATTTTATAATTATGGGCGTTATAGTATTGCGGCGAGTTCTGACGGTGGAGCTATTCAAACAAGAAGAGCGGGTTCTGATCCATGCAACTGGGTAGGAAGTGGAGAAACTGCCCGGACAATAGCCAATGTCTTTTACTTGGACGCAAGCAAAACAAGCGGCACAGGCTTTGGAGTTTATCAAAACGATAAAAATGTTCAACCCAATAATATTGCTCTGATTTATTGGAAGCGTCTCCAGTAGGTTATACCCATAGCGATAGGTCTTACATGACTGCAGTTGCCATAAATAGGATTATAACTGTGTGCGGAGAAATCAAAACCCCTGGTTTTTGATTTTGCACTTGTTGACAAACTGGCAGTTCCCGCCAAGGTCTCATCGTGAAGTGTCGCAGCATATCCGGCAACTGCATTTTGGAAACCAATTCCGACAGCCCAATATGCTTTTATTTCCGGCAATCCTTCCGCCTCTGCGATAATGACCTCCGTTTTATGGGACATTATTATTGCACAGAGGGGAACCTCTATCCCGTGGTTATGGACAATCAATGGAAGTTCCCATGGTGAAATTGCCATAGTATCACCAACAGATTCAGCCTATGCAGATATACTAAGAGGAGAGTGTAATGAAAGCATGACCCGCCGTGCAAATACAGCTTCGTGCGATGGACACCCCACTTCTACCGGGGCTGTAACTATCGGAGTCCGACCTAATAACATTACTGTAATTTACTGGAAACGCTTCCAATAGGTGCAAACAATATTATTAGGTGCAACGTGAACATTGTTTTTGTATACACCATTTCCGGTACCTGTTGTTAATGAAGCATCAAAGCCGAGTAACTGCATTTCTCCAGAATTGGTTCCGACATACTTGGAAGATTGTTTTGGAAGAGCGTTGTAAAAGGCTCCCATATTAGATGACGATGTACCGCCACCACCACTCCACCAGTCTGTAAAACCTACTATATTAGGCAAGCTCTCTCGGCCTGTTATTATAACGTCCATCTTATTGGAGGTTATTATTGGTCAGGTGGAAAAGCTGCCCAACCTAACGGGAACTTTCTCAAAATTTATCGGAGTAAATTACACCACTCCAACTGGAGTTTTTGATTATTATGATATAGCAACACTTTCTGGCTACGGACCAACAGGCAGCGGCACGGGCGTTTTGTCTGGATTCAGCTTTAATGCTAATAAGCAGTGTTCTGTTTACAGGGATAATGCCAAGGTTCAGCCGAACAATATGACAGTACGTCACTGGAAGCGTCGCCAATGATTAACAGTAAGAGCCTTTGGCCTGTTCTCACTTCCGCCGGTATATCCCACCATTTGGCCAACGGTACTCCAATATGGTTGTGTTCCGGACAGCTGTGTATATTGCCCGCCTGGCGACCACGGCTGCGTTCCAGTCGCTCCAAATTCTACACGTAAAGAATGGCTGTGAGATAACAATAAATCAGTCTGTCCAATTAGAACCTCCGTTTTATGGGAGGTCATTATCGCAGAGGCGGAAGCCTTACCAAATATCTCTGGTAGATTGATAACAATTCTTTGCCTTAATATGGGCAGTGAATTAACATCTCCCTTTGTTCCTGAAACAGAAGGATCTCCTTATAAATGGGATGCAGGCAACTATGGTTCAAACGGCAACCAGATTTATTTCAATGCAAATCGAAACTGCAAGACCTATAAGAATGGAGCGACAGTAAAGCCAAACACAATCGCTTTGCGTTACTGGGCACGCATCCAATAGCGGACTACTAAAGCTTTTGGTCTGTTTTCGACACCTCCGGTATATAAAGTATAAGAACTCCATGCTGTATATGGTGCCCTTTCGTTTTTGCCAACCCAGTAAACCTGCCAATCCGAACCTGTTGGATTACTCTCTGGCCATTGTGGATGATTTCTTTGTAATTGATGGCGGTGTGAGAGTACCAAATCTGCCTGTCCTAATAAGACGTCCGTTAAAACGATAAATATATAAAGGAGAATCACCATGTTATACGGATATATCAGGGTCAGCACCGAGAAGCAGACCGTCAAGAATCAGAAAATGGCCATCCGGGCTTACTGCAGGCAGAGACGGCTCCATAATATAGAGTGGGTGGCCGAGACCATATCCGGCACCAAGAAGCCGGAGAAGCGCAAGCTGGGCGGGCTGCTTGCCACAGTCCAGCAGGATGACATGATAATCGTAACGGAACTCTCCAGGCTGGGGCGCTCCATGATAATGATCCTTGACGTGCTTCAATTACTTCTGGAAAAGCATGTGCGTGTTATCGCCATCAAGGAAGGCTACGAGCTCGGAGACAACATCCAGAGCAAGGTTTTGGCGTTCGCTTTCGGGCTTAGTGCGGAGGTCGAGCGGCAGCTGCTCTCGGAGCGAACGAAGCTGGGGCTTGCGAGGGCGAGGAAGCAGGGAAAGCGGCTCGGGAGAATGAAGGGACAGAAACCGAAGCGGTACAAGCTCACAGGCAAAGGGGCGTACATCCGCCGGGAACTGGAGGCGGGGCGCACGAAGGCTTCGCTTGCACGGGAGCTGGGTGTTACGTGGAGCACGTTGCAGCGGCACTTACGGCGATTATAATTTTCTTGACGGAAAACATAGAAAAATGCTACAATGTGGCAGAGGTAGACAAGAAGCAAAACCATCCTATTCTTATGGCAGCTTCCCCAGAATATTCTGGGCTTTCTGCTGTCGCTGTTCTTCACAAGGGAGGGGGACTACGGCGGATGCCGGGTCTATGATTTCAAAGAGGGATTCGGCGTTTCCCTCGGCAATTATCTTTTCTGCGGTGGAGTGTCGCTCGCCCATGAATACGGGCACCACATCCAGTCGTTGTATCTCGGCTGGCTGTATCTTCCGCTTGTCGGCCTGCCGTCAATAATCAGAAGCATTTACAGTATTCTCAAGCACAAAGATTATGTCTGGTATCATTCCGGCTACCCGGAGAACTGGGCAGACGATTTAGGTAAACAGTTGCCTTATCCTTATAACGTGAGCCTACGGCAATCCTCGCACGGGGAGGGTGGCGTATGATAACTCTCTTCATTGCTATTCTTACCTCGCAGGCAATATTCACATTCATTCAGTTTATGATTTCACGGCATGACAAGAAGAAGGGCATTCTGGCAGAGATGCAGAAAGACATCAAGGAGCTTAAAACTTTTAACCAAGAGGAACGCAGAGACTTGAAGCGTATACAACTTATGACGCTTATCCATGTTCACCCGGAGGACGTATCTGACATTATGGAAGTGGCCGAGGAGTATTTTAAAAACCTTGACGGCAATTGGTATATGTCATCGATATTCCAGCAGTACCTTGATGAGAACAAAATCGAGCATCCTTTGTGGATGAGGGGCGGTAAATGACATTCGCAGATTTCATAGTCAAATATCAGGGCAAGAAGGTTGACTTTGACGGGGTTGACGGTGCGCAGTGCGTGGATCTGTACCGCCAGTACTGCAAGGATGTGGTCGGCTGCCCACATACCGGGTCTGTCAATCCAGACGGAGCAAAGGCTCTGTATCTCAAGTTTTCAGAGAGAAAAGAAAAGGAGTATTTCTACCGCTTTTCACCCAACCTCGCAAGGTTCGGAGATGTCATTGTCTGGGACGCTACAAGCACGAACAAGTTCGGGCACGTTGCGCTGGTCGTTCAGGCTTACCAGCAGGATGAGGTGCTGGTTATGGAGCAGGACGGATTCAAGCAGGACGGAACTAAGTTTGCAGTCCGGGGCTTGAAAAGTGCGCTGGGAGTTTTAAGACCGAGAGTTTAACGCACGTGCAACGCACAAGTGCGTGTTGGAAATGCGTTATTTTATTTTGCTTTAATAACAGAAAATAAGACGGTGTGTAATTAAAGAAAAAAGCAATTTATTTTAATAAGGAGATAAGGATGAAAAAGATTATTGAGATTCTTAAAAATCCGGCTATGACAGTTTTTATTTGGTTGCTTGCAGGTGCTTGTTATCTGTCGCTGTGGACTAATGCAATCAAGCATGGTGACAAGCCGCAGGTCTGTGTCATGGTGCTTTTCACTCTGGCCGGAATTGCTTTATTTCTAAGGTATAAGGATACAAAGAAATGAGAGCCGACAAAGCTTTACTTGGTGACAAGGTGGGAGACTATGACTGTGCCAAGATAGCTGGTATATTCCTGCTTATCGTATGTGCAATAGGTTTTTTCATGCAGCTCCCTGGATGGGAGACAATGATGTATGGCGGAGGCGGAATGATCCTCGGTAAATGTCTGCGGGAGAACACTTGAAAGGCAGCTCTGGAGACGTGAAGAAGGTTAAAATAATTCTGGACGTAGCTTTTGGCCACTTCGATAAAGTCCTTAAAAAATCGTATCACAAGACCATTGATGTCGTGTTCGGTGTCTACCGGGGCGGAGAGTATGATGGTTGGCTTGCTGTAAGCCTCAAGCCCTCCAAGGGCTGGCTTGACTGGTTGATAAATCTTTTTGCATTTCCGCACAGGGAATACTACTGGGGCGGTATGGCGCACGGCGGCTATTGGCGGGAGATAGAGCGGTATTGGGACAACTTCAAGCTTGTGATAACCGGCACTCCTGCATTGGATGAGGCATATAAAAAAGGCATCATAGTTTCCGGCCGGAGCAAGGGTGCGGCCGAGGCTGTGCTTATCGGCATGAGGATGGCGTATTTAGGCTGCCACATGCTTGTCGGTGCAGTGGAGCCTCCGAGAATGTGCAGCAGGGGCTTCGCAAGGACAGCAGAGGAAAAGATCGGCGTGGACAACATCATCTGCATTGTGTATCAGAACGATATAGTTCCAGGTATTCCTCCATGGTTTGTTCTGCCGGGCACCGTGATACAGATAGGGGACAGACGGTTCGGCCTGTCAGTGAATGACCACATCACGGCTACAACCGAGGAGGATGTGCTGTATGAGGCTTTGAATATTTAACAAGGAGATCAAATGTGCTTAAAAAATTCTGGGATTTTATCAAGAAAAATTGGCGTATTGTTGTTGGTGTTTTCAGTGCTGTTGCCCTGTTCCTCCTGGGCAGACGTTCGGCTGACGGATCAGGAGTACGATCTGTTGATGAAGGACTTGACCGATGCAAGGGAACTGCAGAAAAAGCAGAGCGACAAAATAGCGAGCTTGGAAAGCGACTTGACGACTGCCAGAAAGATACAGGAGAGCTCCGACAGGAGAATAGAGAAATTGGAAAGCGACTTGAGCAGTGCCAAGGCACAGCAGCAGGAATCAGAGACGACAATCAAGAAATTGCAGAGCGACTTGATGACGGTATCAAAATCCTTCAAGATGCTAAAAAGAGAGCAGAAAAAGGAGAAGGTTGAGGCGTTTTTATGGGGAACGGCTGCAGGATTTATGGGCGGAATGGCCGGGGGATATTGCCTCGCCAGGTAGTTATTCTATTGTCTCCAGGTAATTGTCAATCCGGGTCGATACCTTCTTGCAGAACCCACATCTGTGGGTCTTTGCTTTCTCAAAAATAGTAATCTCATGCTTGCAATAAGGGCATACTGCTTTTCTTGCTCCGCCCTGCGAAATCAAGGCGATGCCGGAGCATACACCCCAGATTCCGATGATAACAATAATGATTGCGATGACCGGAAGGAGTGCAAAAAAAGCAATGCTGGCTATTAAAGAACCTGCGCCGCATATAAGATAAAAAGCTCCTATGCCGCCACCCTTAATGTGCTTGCCGACTTCTGTTCTGCGTACTTCCATATCACTGCTCCTGTCTGTATTTGTCCCGGAGGGTTATCATCTGGCGGGCTTCCTTCTCGTCGTTCACAGGGATGATTGCCGGGATCTCGCCGCTTTTCAGGCACTGGAAAAGGTCGACGATATAGTTCTCAATCTGAATCCGCTGATCCGGTGGAAGCTCGCTTGATATACGCACGGCCTCGATGCCGTTGATTGTGACGGAAGATTTACCTATCACGATTTCCGGCCGGTTGTCCTTGAGCGGAATCACGGGCAGCATCTTGAAGGACTGGTACCAGTCACGGAATCCCCTCTGTGTATCGTTTATCATGTGCTTAAGGGTCTCGTCAATGTCTCCCGAGAGCTCCAGAGCAAGCTCCCCACGGGCAAGCGACTGATTGGGGACGGTGGTGTCCCATCCGTACTGCATGAGTTTGTCATGGTACTTTATGAAGAATCTTGCGCCGGAAAGCTGTTCTGTTATCTCCCTCGGGTCAAGACCGAGCCTCTGTCTTGCGGCCTTTGAGTAGTCCTGCCATGCGAGCCCGGACTGCTTGTACATCTCCTTGTCATAAACGATTGTGTAGAGGATTATCGCCGAGAGAATCCAGCACTTTGAGGAGAAGTTATTGAGGTTCCTTATTCCAGCCTCGACCACATCCAGGCTGCTTGACGAGAACAGTTCCACGATGTTCTCCGGTGCGTTCTCCTCTGCGATTGCAATGATTGTTTTCTTTGCCTTCTCCACTGCTTCTGCGTTGTACTCATCATACTTTGTTATTGCCATAAAATACTCCTTATCAGTTGTCTCTGTGCCTCATATACCTCCGGGAACTCGTTCGCATCCCAGTTGGTGTATACCCCGGTCATGCTGGAATCCTTGTGTCCGATGACCGCCCTAATCTTTGCGGGACTTATATCCTTTTTCTCCAAGTATGTATTGAAAAAATGCCTAAAAGAATGAAAGGTTAGATTCCGCTTTTTATAATCTATCCCAACCAGTCTGTATGCTTTCCGCAGGGCTTCCCGGACAGCGTTGGAGCAGTAAGGCTGTCCCTCTATCTCTCCGTTGAAAAGGAAGCCCTGTCTGTTCGGCAGCACGTCCAGGAGCAGGTCGCAGGCCGGAACTTTCCGCTTCAAGTGGTTTTTGATGTCTCCGAGACCGAAGGGTTCCTCGTAACTCTTGCGCACGTCAAGGTAATCCCCAGCCACGTCGGTGTCCTGCAGAGCGAGCACTTCGCCGATACGCATGCCAGTGAAGCAAGAGAGTTGCGCCGCACTCCGCAGAATAGGATTCTGCCAGTTCTCCACCTTGAAAACTTCCCGGAGCTCTTCCTCTGTCGGTAGATCCATAGCCACCTTGTCCACAGAGAGTTTGCCGATGTTGACCATCGGATCTTTGAGGAGCAGCATGTCCTCTCTTGCCTGTTTCACCACTATCCGCAGGACGCCGATTGCCTCGTTGATTGATTTGTTGGAATATTTTTCTTTCAGTTTAAGGATCCAGCTTTTTATCTTGGCGGAGTTAAGGTTGACCATCTGGATGTTGCCGAGGTAGGGGAGGACTAAGTTGTTGAGCTTCTGCCTGTAAAAGAGAATGGTGCTCGGAGCAAGTCCTTTCCGTCCGGAACTTCCTTTTGCCAGCTTCCACTGTACATAACGGCATGACGGAGTAAAAAAATCTTTGGTGTATGCCCGCAGCGTCATTGATGAGCTCTGGCACAGCTCGCCCCTCTGCATGAGCCGCAGGCAGACGAGGTTTGCTTTTCTCCTCGCTTGGGCTTTATCTTTTGCGGAAGTGCCTGGGCACTTCACTCCAGTCGACAGAAGTGCAGAGCGAGATCCGTCTTCCCGCCTGTATCTGTAATAAAAGATGATGCCCGTTCCTACCTTGCGGGCTACAAGTGTGTAAGGAGCTGAAACTCTCAA